TCATTCCCCTAGTAGTGGGCACTTTGTGTCTCGAAACAGCCTGTTTTTGGGACACAAAAGTGTAGTCAATTTGACTACAGGCGGTGCTTCGCAGCCGGCCACTCTGTGGAAATAAATTGTGCGTGGTGTACAAATGGACATCGGGAATTTCTGGAATTTCTAGTCAAAGCTTGACGCGTCAAAAAGTAATGGCCCACTTGACTTCGGCCAATCATAGGGTATACTTGAATAGGTTGCTCTACCATGGAACGCATAGGTGGATTTTAGAGTACCACTGAGTCGTATCGAACCTCTAAATCAGTAACGAGCCCTATTACGACTATGGCTGTGACCTATGCGTTCCAGAGTAGAGCAACCGCGTGGTCGGCGGGGTGCATAGCCGGCCTGATGACACCGCTATGCACTCTGCACGCCACACTACAGGACCAGGGACATGCCAAACCAAACAAGAGTACTATCCTATCCCACAAGATGTGCCATTGCAGTGCAGGAGGTGACGGGATGGGGAAACACAGTCAAGACAGCCTTGAAAGACCTGATCCGGCAAACACAAAACCTAAAAGGGCTGTCACTCGTTGGCTACAGCCTAAACGGAATAAATTTTCAGGGATGCGATTTACGGAACAACCACTTCAGGTCCTGCGATCTCAGGTGCTGTAATTTCCAGGACTGTGATTTGCGGAACATCGCCTTCGAGAACTGTGAACTAAACAACGCTGACTTTCGGGGAGCTAAGATGACGTCAGACTGTAAGATCCTCCTCAAGTATTGCCACCCGTCGGCAATCTTCGGTCCACCAATGGACGGCAACCAACTACTGCTGGAGTTTTGAATATGCCAAACCAAACAATAAGAACACCCTCCTTCTCAGACTGTATCATTGAATCGCATGGCGTGACGGGATGGGGAGCGACAGCGAGGGACGCCTTGAAAGACCTGATCAGAAAGACACAAGACCTATCGAATCTTACACTTATTGGCTACAACCTAAACGGAACAAATTTTCAAGGATGCGATCTACAGAACAGCCAGTTCAGACACTGCGACCTCATTGGCTGTAATTTCCAGAACTGCGACCTACGGAACATCTTTTTCAAGAGCTGTGAACTACGCAACTGTGATTTCCGGGGAGCCAAGATGACGAGATCCTGTAAACTTTATCTCCAGTCTCACTATCCGTCGGCGATCTTGGGCCCAGCAATGGACGGCAACCAACTACTACTGGAATTTTGAGCATGCCAAACCAAACAAGAGTACTATCCTATCCCATAGGCTGTAGAGTTGAGGCTCACGGGGTGACGGGATGGGGAAACACAGTCAAGGACGCACTGGAAAACTTGATCCGTAAAACACAAAACCTAGAGGGCCTTGCATTCTTTGGCCACAACCTAAATGGAATAAATTTTCAAGAGTGTGACTTACGTGGTAACAAATTCGACTCCTGTAACCTCAATGGCTGTAATTTCCAAAACTGTGATCTGAGGAATATAGGGTTCAGATGGTGCAAGTTAAAGCGTGCTGACTTCCGGGGAGCTACTATGACGGCAGACTGCAAACGCTTCCTTAAGTTTCACCACCCGTCGGCAATCTTCGGTCCACCAATGGACGGCGATCAACTACTACTGGAGTTTTGAGCATGCCAAACCAAATGACAGAAAGACTCTCCCCCGCAAGATGTGCCCTTGAGTCTCAGGGGGTGAGGGGGTACGGCAACACACACAGAACCGCTTTGGAAGATTTGATCCGGCAAACACAAGACCTAAAGGGGCTGGAATTCACTTGTCGTTATCTAAATGGAGTAGATTTCCAGGGGAGCAATTTATGTAATAGCAGTTTCAGGTCCTGCAACCTCATTGGCTGCAATTTCCAGAACTGTGATCTGCGGAACATCACCTTCTATAATTGTAGACTACGCAACTCTGACTTCCGGGGGCCAAAATGACGGTAGAATGCAAGATCCTCCTCAAATCTCACCACCCGTCGGTGATCTTGGGCCCAGCAATGGACGGCAACCAACTACTACTGGAGTTTTGAGCATGCCAAACCAAACACGAAGTAATCTACCTCTAGAAACCTATATCGTTGAGGCTCAGGGCGGAATAGGGTCTGGGAATACAAAAAAGGAAGCCTTGAAAGACCTGATCCGGCAAACACAAAACCTAAATTGGCTGTCACTCGTTGGCTGTAAACTAGACGGAATAAATTTTCAAGATTGCGATTTACGAAACACCAGATTCAACTTCTGTAACCTCAAGGGCTGTAATTTCCAGGGCTGTGATCTGAGAAATATAGATTTCAGAGACTGTAAACTAAACAGAGCTAACTTCCGGGGAGCCAAGATGACGGCAGACTGCAAGATTCTCCTCAAGTTTCACCATCCGTCGGCGATCTTGGATCCAGAGATGGATGGCAACCAACTACTACTGGAGTTTTGAGCATGCCCGCTGAAACACGACGCACCTTTTCCACCGATGAATGCCAGGGGGTAGGAGGCACCCCCCGGGCTGCGCTGGAAGATTTTATGACCCAAACACGGAATATGAAGAACATTAGCATCTTTAAATTTGATTTAACTGGGATGGACTTCCGGGGGTGTATCTTTTCAAACGCTCTATTCACGGAATGTAATCTGAGTAACTGTAACTTTCAAGGATGCGATCTGACGGAAGTATTCTTTGCAACTTGCACACTAGACTATGCTGATTTTCGCGGAGCCAAATTACGAGCAAGGCAGTTAATGGATACCAAACTTTACTGGAAAACAGCGATCTTCGGCCCACCAATTGATGGCAACCAACTACTACTGGAGTTCTAAAACCATGCCAAATAACTGTATCATTCAATTATGGCCTAACGGATTTTCGGCCAGCTCGCTCAGTCACAGTGTAACAGCTTCCTCGCCCAAAGAGGCCTTGGAACGTCTACTCAGTAAAACCAAAGCCCTCCCCAATCTCCTCGCAAGCGGGTATGATCTCAGTGGTGTAGACTTTCGGGGCTGCGACATAAGCAACAGTAAATTTGAAGCGTGTAACATGCGCAATTGCGATTTTCGCGACTGTGACCTCTTGTCTACCTACTTTCCGCTTTGCGTCCTGGACCACACCGACTTTCGCGGAGCCATCGTGCGCGACACATTTATCCGGAAACTAGAACTCGATTGGCCACTCGCAAAGCACATCTCGCTAATCGACGGCAACCAACTCCTTTTGAGGTTCTAAGCATGCCTAGCGAAACACAAGTATGTAGATTTACTGTACATAAATATCAAGGTATTGGATCCACCCCCCAAGCCGCTCTAAAAGACCTCATCAGGCAAACACAAAACCTAACTTACGTTCGTACAGGTTTTAAAGATTTGAGTGGAGTGGATTTTCGGGGTTGTAATCTGAAACATACTGAATTCTATACTTGTGATCTAACCGAATGTAATTTTCAAGGATGCGATCTGACGGAAGTTTTCTTTTCAAATTGCACATTTGATTACACCAACTTCCGTGGAGCTACACTACACCAACCAAGGCGGGAGTACCTAGAAAGAAATTGGCCGAGCGCTTTACTCGGTCCAGCAATCGACGGCAATCAACTATTACTGGAGTTTTAATTATGTCCTACACACTTTTAGTACAAGGAATTTACGCCAGAGGAGCCACCCACGCTGAATGTCTATTGAATTTTATGGCCCAAACTAAGGATCTAAGTACGATAAGCACTGACCATGGTGACTTCAGAACAATAGATTTTAGGGGCTGTACCTTTGATACTAATGAATTTTATTCATGTGATTTTGATCACTGTAATTTCCAGGGGTGCGATTTGGTACGTGTTAATTTCCGTAATTGCTTCTTTAATCGCACAGACTTCCGAGGAGCTATACTGTCGAAATCAACCAGACAAGAAATCGAAGAAAATTGGCCAACCGCTATCTTCGGCCCGCCGATCGACGGCAACCAATTACTGTTGGAGTTCTAAATGATCGATATTTGTAAAAACGATGGTCGGTTGGTTACACGGAGTCGAACCGCAAAGACTGCAATGGACTTTATGATACGCATTGGATGCAATCTAGTGGGTTTGAATCTCTCGTCCATGGACTTGAGCAATATGGATTTATCTGGTCAGGATTTCGGCCTCTGTGATTTCAACCACGCGAACCTCAGGGGCTGTGATCTGCGTGACACGCTTCTCGATGGTTGTTGTATGTACTACGCGGACTTGCGGGGTGCTATATTAAATTCAGATACACGTGTTGACCTCCGGTACTCGGATCACGTTTTACTCGGTCCCTTCGCCGACGGCAACCAACTCTTACTGTTTTAAGACTATGACACGAATATACAACATATACAACGAATACCGATTCAGAGGTGAGACGGCTAAATTGGCTCTCATAGATCACATGAATGCTGGTTACACTTTTGCTAACCTAGACCTAAGTTATTTTGATTTAAGTGGAACTGATTGGGCGAATCGACGCTTTGGTAGGTCAAACTTAATAGGAACTAATTTCAGCAATTGCAACCTCCTAGGTGCCGACTTTAGCACGTGCCAGATGGATGGTACTGATTTTACAGGGGCTCAGATTGATTCTCGTCTCCGTAAACAGTTGAGTAAATGGCCCAGTGCAATAATTAGACCTATGGACGGCAACCAACTCCTGCTATTCTCGGATGTACGATGATTAAGGTATACAATATCTGGCAAGGGTACGTATTTAGCGGTAAGACCGCCAAGTCTGCCCTTATAGACCACATGCACCGGGAGGGCACTGCTTTTTGCAATCTGGATCTGAGTCATTTTGATTTGAGTCACGCTGATTGGGGATTCAAAAACTTTGACCATGCAGATTTAACAGGAACTAATTTCAGGTACTGCAACCTGGTAGGCGCTCATTTCAACAACTGTGTTATGGATCATACTGATTTTACAGGGGCGGTGATTGATTTAATTCTTTTCAACCAACTAAAGAAATGGCCTAATGCAATCTTTCAACCCGTTGACGGCAACCAACTCTTACTGGATTTCTAAAAATGATTCAACTTCTTGCCAGAGATGGTAGACTCATAGTACAGGGTAGAACTGCAAAAATCGCATTACAACTTCGTATGGATGGACACGGAGTTGATCGTAATAGGGCAATTGATTATTTAGATTTATCAAATCTAGATTTGAGTCATATGTATTTGAAAAATCAAAACTTAAATAGTTGTGATCTTACTAATACTAACCTCCAGGGTTGTGATCTTCGAGGTGTACGTCTTTGCGGCTGTATTATGATAAAAACAGATTTTCGAGATGCTCAGTTTGATGAACATATGATTTTCGATGAATCATTCCAAGATTGTATTTTTGGTCCACTAATGGATGGCAACCAACTCTTAATGGACTTTTACGGGGGAGTACGATGGTCCAGATTCTCAATGTAAATGGGTTCTATATCGTAAGCGGCGAGACAGCTAAGGATGCCCTTTTATCGCACCTGCGGCGGGGGAGAACCCTGCACTTTCTAAACTTGAGGGGGTTGGATTTAAGTGACTCCGACTGGAGTAACGTAGATTTCGGCGAGTCTGATTTAACAGGAACTAATCTAAGATTCTGTAATTTGGTAGGTGTCAATTTTTACGATTTTATTTTAGAAAAAACTGATTTACGTGGATCGAAATTTGATTTCGGTCTGGAAGCCATACTTCAAATGTGGCCGACCTGTAGACACCAACCGTGTGATAAGAGTGGCCAGCTTCTACTCTTTCCCCTATCAGCCTAACGGTCCTTGACCAAGGGCATAATCACGTGCTGGTATTCATCCTCTGTGGAGCAAATGATAGGGCTCTCTGCATCTTTGATCTCCATCTGGAATGCTTGCTCGTGGTCAAGAGACTTTAAAAAATCGATCACGTACCTGTAATCAAGTGAAGTTGTAATTTGTGGCCCGTCATAAAAGATAGGTAACTCGACGCGGGACTTCCCCACCCCCCCCGCCTCTCCAGTCAAAACTAGTTTTCTCCCACCAAAGGTGAAAACAAGACCACGATTACAACGGTTTGTAGCTATCGCAGCCTGCCTAATCGCAGAGAGTACTTCACCAACACCAAGCACAATGCTCGTAGCCTCCCTCTCACTCGGGAAGACATCACGCCACTTCGGAAAACGTCCTTCCGATAGGGAGAAATAGATGGTTGTTTCAGGGCTTTCTAGTATGGCCAGTCCGTCACGACACGTAATCTGAACTTCTGTATCATTATCGGGAAAAGCCCGCCCCACCAGCTGCATGGCCCGCATAGGGATGATTACAGTACACTCCCCACCATCATGGCCCTGCACCGCCTCGGCCGTGACCTCTGTTGTCACCAAGCGACGCCCATCTGTCCCAACTGCTATGATTTTGTTGTCCTCGAACTCCAGCAGGATGCCACCCAACGCATACCGATTGTCTTCTGTATCTGTAGCATACAGTGTGCGTCGAATAATTTCCTGGAGCAGGCGTGATTCCACTTTGTGGAACTGATCTTCGTTGGCTGGGTCTACGATATCACATTGCCTGGGGTTTTGGGCGGGGAACTTAAATTCGCTTTGCCCACTGCGCACCACGACACTTCCCCTATCCACCTTGATACTCAGTTTCTCTTCGGTACTTTCCCGCAGGATGTCCCCAAATTTCCGGACAGGTAAGACAACACTGCCAGCGGTTTTGACAGTTACCCCTGGAATGTTGATACGAATGTCTGCGATTTCGCTCCCGCCCATTATAACACAGCCCTCCGCATCGGTTGCTACTAGAATATTACTCAAGTTCAAAACGGCAATAATTTGAAAAGCCGACAACAACTTCTCACGCTCGCAGATAATTTTCATAACACTTTCCTTTAATCATTGAAATCCAATAGGAGTTGATCTCCGTCCTTCGGTTTTTCTTGTACAACTTTAATTTCTCCATAGTTAACATAGGTAAGGTTATCTTTTGCATGGCTGGCATAGGTAAGATTACCATCACCTATCCTTAATTGAATAGTTTCACCAGTTGTATCATCTGTTAAACTCCAGGTATACCCATTCAAAACAATTCTTGGCACACTAATCTCCTAAGTCTAGTAAGAGTTGATCTCCATCTCTTGGTTTTTTGTTCATGTTTCCCAATAACTGCCCACAAGCCTCAAGCCACCCGTGGGGTTTGGAGTGTATAACAAGGTTTCGGACGTAGACGCTATCCACCCAGTCTGACGGGGTCATGTCTTTGATTACAAATCTTATTTCATTCGACATGATTCAACCTTATATGAATATACGCCAATTACTAACTTGTATCCATTTGTTCTCCTGCCAATCAGGAAATTCATTATTTTGAATGCGCTGTACAAGGACTTCAATTATTTTCTCACCCATCGTATCAGGTTCTTCTGAAAACGTGTTAAAATAACGATTAGATAATAGCTGTCTAAGCAGCCCTCCCTCAAGGATACGCGTGGAACCCTTACCAATTTCTATGGCGGCTTCTTCAAAAGTAGGAAATCTATTCATTTTTAAGCCCAATCAAAAAGCAATTGTTCGCCATCACGAGGCACAGCCCCTGACTCAAACTTCGTCAATTTTCTCCATAATACACTTTCTTCAAAGGAACCGGGTGAGGCATTCCACCATTCGTTCACCATAGTTTTTAATTTTTTGAAATCTTTCCAATCTTCAGCTTGTATATCAGCATAATAAGAATTGTGACTATAATCACTTCTTTGTAAACTAAAACTCATTCGGATTAGATTTTCTCTACGGAAATCCTGCCGACCGCTTTGGTAAACTATAAATCTTATTTCACCAGGCATGATTCAAACCCAATCAAAAAGCAATTGTTCGCCATCACGATGCAGACCTTGTAATGAAATCCTCTTCAACCTTCGCCACAATGCACTTTCTTCAAGGGAACCAGGCGGAGAAGTCCACCATCTTTGTACAAAGTCTTTTATGTCTCTAAAATCTTCATAACCTTTAGCTTGTATATCTATTTCTTCATAATTTTTAGAATGATCCATTCTAACTAATTCAAAGTATAAATGAAGAAGACTGGTTTTACGTGAATGAGGATAACCTCGTTCATCCGTGGAATCTGTAAATGGATGGTATGTCATAGGTCAATTAGTTCCAATGTAATGGTTCACACCCTTGATTGGTTATTCTTACGTTGGCGAACCTTGAACCCATGCCCAAATTACGTAGGTTTCCGCACCCAACGAATCCACATTCGTCGAAGGTTACGCACTCCCAGTCCATGTCTGCAAATCTACAACCAGAAAACTCACAATTACGGAACGAAATACCATACATACATGATCTAATAAAAACACAATCAAAAAATTTCACACCCCTCAATACAACATTTTTGAAGTTAGTCCCTTCAAAATTGGAACAGGAAAACTCGGAGCGTGAGATAGCACCATTACGTATATCAGCATTTGCAAAGTCTAGGTATTCTCCGTTAGTATTTATCCAGGATAGCTGCTCCCAAAACGCCCTACGGAATTTGCAACTACCAAGGGATGAATCTGTCAATTGCAATGAGTTCCATGTACACCCGCACAGGGCCAAATGATCCCAGAGCTTGTTTGACACCACCATGTGACTAAGAAAATGCCCACTGAGATCCATAGGATATACCTGCTGTTCTCTTATTAACAGTTCTCGAACGTCCGTCGATAAAAGTGGCATTACACTTGTCCCCCATATTTGCAGTTGTTAAAGGTGACTTGCCTGTCTAAAGGGAACCAAGGCGGCCGCGCAACAAACAAACAGTCATTAAAACTGACCGCTGCTAGAATGGTCCCACTGAAGAAACTACGCGAAAATACACAGTTTATGAAAGAGCAGTGTTCAATTTCAGTACAATCAAACTCAGCCCTGGTTAAATTGCACCACGCGAAGTGGCAGCCTTCCAACCTGTGTACGTTAGAAAAGTTTACTCCGTGCATATCACAATGTTTGAATTGAAACCCCCGTTCTACTTCCCCGTACAAGACGGCATCACTAAAATCCATGCGTTCAAAAAGCTTGTAATTCTGTGACTTGTAAAAATAGTTGGTATTTTTTGAAATTATGTTCACTAGTTCCCCAACAATATACTAACAAATCCTTTAGTTTCTTCTTCCAGGTGCTCATCGGAGCACACCATTGGCTGTGATAAGTAGTGCATTGAGTACGTCATTACGCTAGTTGCTTTCTCGTACTCATCAACTGAACTGTCTAGAATCTCTTGAATCCCCGCTCTATATTCCCAGGGAGTGATACCAACTATAAAACCATGTCGTTCTAGTGAACGAGATTGTACGTCCCATGTTCGTAGAGCCCCGCATCGGGATACCAGTTCAACACGGACCCTCTGGAAGAGTGGAAACATCTTATAACCTCTTGGGGAGTACACGTGAAATTCCTTTCAATCGTCTTCAGAAGCAGTACCGTCATACTTCTTACGAAGTTCGGCATTTATCTTCAGAATCTTGTTCATAAGTCTGTAGAGATTCGCAGCGTAGAGCAAGATTTGTTCTTGAGTGTGCTCCTCCTCCTCCTCACTGAGGGCTCCTATCTCCACATTGTGGCCGGCGATGTAGATTTCGCCCCGTATGGCTATCATCGCCTGGATTTCGTTATAGAGTTCAGGGAAGCGCAATGCCCGCACTATAAGAGGATGAGAAACAAAATCATCCATTTCCTGCTGGAGATACGGGGCCACATCGTCCATAGTTATGGCTATTTTTGGTACTCCTGGCCGAAGCTGTTCACGCGAGACAGTAATAGATGTTCCGTTTTCCAGAGTCGACGCGGGGAGTTTCACTAATACGAGGTTTCCTGACTCCTTTAGAACAGTGACTTTTAATCGACCCTTCACCTCGTCCCCTTCTGTGGAGAGCGTGTCGCACTCTACATCATCTTGAGGGACGAAGAGTGAGAATCCAGTGCCGTCGTGAGCCTTGCCATACACGGCGAGTTCATCACTGAACTGTCCAAGGGAGATCGTGCAAATCAACCACGCTTGTTTACCCATATGAGCCCCCATCGAGAAAACACAAAGCCCTCACAGTTCAATAAAAGGCTGGCGCGTGTTGTTTTGGCGTAATAGTACCCTATTTTTAGCATTTATTTGGCTTTTTTGCTCTCAATCAGGAAGAATTTGCGGATTATGGACCCTTTTCCCCGCTTGCTCATCATCTTGGAGCGTTTAGAGGTCATCTTGCCCAGGCTGGTCGTGATTAGAGCTCCCGACTGTTCAACCCAGAGAACTCGGCCGACCTTGGTCTCTGAATACCAAGCTTTTCCGAAGTCTGGGGCCGTAGGATCATACAGCATGTAGGCATACACCACTGAATCAGGGGCGCCCTCCGTTCCCATCTGCATCAGGGGCTGTGGTAGCATGACTGGAGCGTCTTTTTGGACCCGGTCCAGGAGGATCAGAAGTAGGACCACCCCTGCTCCAAGCAGGAAAAAAATCTGCTTCGCCCCTATACTATCCCACCAAGCACTGATTTTCTGTACGAATTCTTCCATTGTTGCTCTCCACATTAGGATAAAATGCTGTATTTTTACACCTGCTATAGTTTACCACAGTTTATCAAAGAAAGCAAACGTGCCTCACAGAAATTATTTTGACTATTTTAACGATTTTTCCGGATTTAGTGATTTTCTCTGCTCAGATTCGGGTAATTTCACTATACTATATAGTATAGGAACTACAATAATGCCATTGAAACGTGTTACAGACGAGTCAGATCCTCGCCGATGCAAGGCTGCATCCCTTGATGGACAGTGTAGAAACATAAGTGAAGAGGGATATGAGTACTGTCTGGCCCACGGAGGGGTTGCTTCAGACGGCCAGGAAGCCCTGCGCCTGTATATGCTCACGCGAGAGACAGAACAGCATAAGCTAAACAAGCTTGTTTCCCACAATGGCATAAAGTCGCTCCGAGAAGAAATCACCCTTGCCAGAATCCTGCTGGAAAAAATTTGGAATTCTGTATCTGAGGATACAGCCGATATCCTGCGATCTTCTGGACAGATAAATCAAATATTGTTGACGATCGAGCGATTGGTCCGGTCGGCCAGCCTGCTAGAAGAACGATCCAGCGTTTTACTTGAAAAAACCACAGTGATACACATCGCAAACGCCATGTGCGATACCCTCACTGAGGAATTGAATGGTGTCGAGAACTACGAATTGATAATCGACAAGATCCACACCAGGATGTGCACAATCATCGCTGAGGCAGAAAACGAACACACGGAGTAGTAAGTTGAATATTTACGAAGGTCTATCACCCAAAAAGTCGGAGGTTACATCGATGAAGAAGAAATGGTACCAGTCTAATACAATCCGGGGTTCTTTTTTCACCGGAATTATTAGTCTTCTAAGCTTCATGCAAGGTCACGAGTTTGTCTCCACCAACCCGGGCTGGGTTGCTGGTATCGGCGTCGCGTTGAGTGTTCTCAATGTCCTCAATCGTTTCCGAACTGACAAGAAAATCACGCTCTAAGGGAATTGGTTATCGGTCCTTTATCTGGTTACATGAGTTCTAAATCTCCTGAACGGGAGACCACAACACTGCCGGCACTGAAGTCGCAGCTGGGATATGCGAAACTGCATTTTCGCAAACCAGTGAAGCGTAAAAATCCAACACCCGAGAGTTTACCAACTCCGATTGTTGGACAGTGCCTGTACTGTAACAATAAAATCCGTTACCAAAATGAATCCAGATGCGAAGATTGTTTCGCAGAGGATCAATTTCGTTGGAGTGGTCACGATCAGTCAGTTTCCTTGCATTTTAAGAAATGATATGAAAATCCTATTTTCTGTTATTGGTATCGGGATCCTTTTGGTCGGTGGATACGTCCTCCAAGTATCACAGACCAGCGAGTCAACTTACGCTCAAACTACAAATACTGACCCAGAAAAAGACGGCCCCACGGTAATTATTACCGCACCAAAGACTATTAAGATCGGGGGCTTGATCGTAATAGATGCCAGTAAAAGTGATGGCACTGGCTTCGATTTCAAGGTTTTCCCCGAGCCGAAGTACCTCCGGGTTGATTCTGATGGGAAGCGGATCTACTGTGGAACAGGAAACACACATACTGAGTTCCTCTTCATAGTGTCCTGTGCAAAAAACGGAAAATCAAAAATCGGCCTGCACAGAATCAAAATCATTGGCAAAGATTTACCCCCCGTTGAAGTCACAGTAACCGATTTGGTACTAGATTGGTTTGAATCTGTAGATTCAGATATGAAAATTGTTGAAGCGAATCGCCTAGGACAGTCCTTCTCAAGTATTGCCACACTCATCGAGAATGGCACCCTCACGACTCCCGAACAAATCATAAACGCTACCGCCAAGTCCAACGTGGATGCTCTTGGAGAAAACTTAGCAGCTTGGAAGCCATTTCTTGATGCACTTATCATTAAACTTGATAGACTGGCAGAACAAGGAAAATTGACCACGTCAAGTCAGCACGCTGTTATTTGGAGAGAAGTGGCAACAGCACTCAAAACTATGGAGTAACAGTCAACATGGATAGACGATTGTTTCTTAAATTATCTGGAGCAGCCCTACTTTCTACAAAAATCGCCGAAGAAGCCAATGCTGGACTATTCTTCGGATGGAACCGCGAAGCCCCGAAGCAAAGGACCCCCCGCTGGTCAAAAGATGCAAAGCTTTTAAGTGGTACAGGTGAAGGCAAGGTAGCCTTCCTCTGGCAAGCCATAGAAAAGGTGACCCGAAGGCGGTTCAAACCTCACCAACAAGGCGTTTCAGACTGTTGTGGACACTCGGTTGCTCTAGCATTAGACCTCCTATCCGCCCTCCAAGCCTTGGACCCCGAGCGTCAAGAACAGTGGGAAACCTTCACAGCACCTGAGCCTATCTTCGCTGGCTCCCGAATTGAGATCGGGGGAACCATGATCGAACGCGGCTCGCGAAACACTTGGTGCATGCAGTGGTGTCAGGAAGTGGGAGTGTTGCTACAAAAAGAATACGGCGAATACGACCTCTCAGTATACAACCCCATGCGGTCTAAACTCTGGGGAGATGTAGATAACCACTGGAATGATGAGGGCGGTGTTCCAGACTATTTAGAAACCTTTGCCAACCTGCACAAACTAAAGGCCTACAGTCGTGTTGAGTCCTGGGAGGAAGTTCGGGACTCTATCGTGAACGGATATCCTGTGATAGTCGGGAGTGCGGTTGGTTTCGACAGCATGCGCAGACATCGAAAAAAGTCACAACCTTACATTCGAGACGCTCGTGGGTTCCTCCCACGCACAACAAACCCGGACAAAGTCTGGCGACACTCCATGGCAATAATTGGCGTGGATGACCGCTCTAACCGCCCAGGGGCCTTGTTTATGAACTCCTGGGGAAGTAAATGGGTTATTGGACCAGCCCGCCATTTCCAACCACCAGGTTCTTTTTGGGTAGATGCTGAGATTGTAACTGAAATGCTTGCTTACGGAAGCAGCTTTTCCCTAACCAGCCACAACGGTTACAAGCGTCAGAAAATTGACTACAGGATTTACTAACTAGGAGGGTTATCAGCATGATTCGTTTCGACCCTGACAGTGACAGTATTATTGAGGAACCAGAGGATGACATTTTTAGGTCTTTTAGCTACCTCATTACGTCTGATTTTTCTTACCTGTACACCGTTGACGGAGAACAGCAATGAGGAAATGGCTTCGATTCAAGCGTCTGATGCGGTATGTTCTGTTTCGCCTGTCGAAGGGGAAACCTATCAATTGGTCTCGACAGTTGGCCAAACTCGCAAAAATCCTAAACTTAAAATGATCCACCCTTCACTTCTGAAGGGGGATAAGAACTTGAATTTAGTTGTGATGTATACAGGAACGTGGTGCGCTCCATGCCGTCTTATGTACCAGACGGTTGAGGATCTACGTAAACAAGGTTACATCGTTTACCTGATAGACGTTGATGATCACCCCACTTTCGCTGAAAAAAATAAAATCGCAGCGGTTCCTACTTTTGTGTTTTTTGATAAAGGCCGAGAAACGATTCGCTTAGTCGGGCTGACTAACATTTCCGAATTCAAAAAGCACCTGAAGACGAGATCAAAGCAGCGCAGCATACGATCTATTTTACGGAGTTTGTATTGAAATATGGATAATCTAGATATCTTTATTGGTCAAATCAACAAAGCCTACACTCTGGCCGTAGCTACAGACAGGCTCTCTGCTGAACAAACTCAACTTTATGGTAACGCTCTAGCCGGGGAAGCAAGGTCATATCGACTACGACCTCGCACCAGGCTTCGTCGACGGTTGTGGCGAAATCGTGTAGCGAAGATGGTGAACAAAGCGTTTAACACCCAGCAAAAGCCATCTGAAATAGATTGGGCTGCAATCTGGCAGTTTATTCTTGAGAATATTATTCCTATTCTCCAGAAACTACTGCCCTTAACTCTCCTATTCATCTAAAGGTACTTCGATGAGAATCACCGTCCCGCTGCTCCCAACAGAAGCTTACAACACCCACATCCAAGTCTTTCACAACGACTTGCCAGTGGCAAATTGTCGGGCTGCGGGAGGTTTGGAATCTTGTACGGTCGCTATCCCGGACAAACTCGATCCGTCCTACTGTTTGATTCTGGTTAACCTCATTGATAATTTTGGTAATTGTGTTGGACCAATATACCAGCTAATCGACGACGTGTTGTCTCCGTATGATCCAAACGCTCCTCAACAGGCCGACTGGTCTGATCAAATGGAAAGCGAACCGGAGGAAGATGAGTCAGGGAGCACCCTCGATGTCTCTTCTGAAAACACCGTTGGTGCAGAACTCTCAGATGAAGTTAGCCAGACGGATGGCAATACAATTAACATAACTGACGAAGCTTTAGGTTACGTAGATTCGGAAGACGACGTTAATGGTTAACTCAGGACGAACGCATACAAACTCGCCTACCAATTGAACAAAGCGACGTGTACGCGAAGTAAAAGCGAACCTGAAAGTAAGACCTTTAACAGGATCTAAAATATGGCTAGTCCACTCCAAACCTTTAGGGATACCATCCAGGGCGGTTTGCGTGTAGGAGCCTTGACTAGTTGTTCACGCTGGGCTGAAAAATGCCGAGTAATGAGTAAACCCTTCCCGGGAGCCTACAGCTTTTATTGGCATCCCTGGGCACGAGAACCACATGATTCTTTGGCCAGCTGGAATGTTTGTATGAAAGCTGCCCAAACGGGCTTCACTGAGGTGGGTATCAATAGAACTTTTTATGCCCTCGATGTTAAGAATGAAGACGTGTTATACGCTTTCCCGACTGAAAAGGGGGCAATTGATTTTTCACGCGGACGATTCACCCCTGCCTTGAGACTGAGTTCTTACATTCGTAATTTATTTACAGATGTAAATACTGTGTCGATGAAACAGGCTGGGGAACAAAGTCTTTATATCCGTGGAACCCGTGGTGAGGATACGTTAATTGGTATTCCTGTCTCAGAGTTAGTCTTGGACGAAGTTGACAGGATGGAGCAAGACAAAGTTTGGTTAGCTCTGGAACGACTTTCAGGTCAACCACAAAAATGTGTCTGGGCCATATCAACCCCAACGCTACCCAACAAGGGCATACACTTACTCTTTCAGACAACAACACAAGAGCATTTTATATTCAAGTGCCCGAAATGCTCAAAGTGGACTGAACTTATTTGGCCAGATTGCATTGAGTACTGCGGCGAATCAATTTCTGATCCGGATTGTAAAAAATCTTTTCTAAAATGCAAAGAATGCAAAGGCAAATTAGATCACGAAAAGAAACCACAATGGCTTAAACTGGGAAAGTGGGCTGTCACTGATAAAAATGCGGACCCCGATCGACGTGGGTTCTACATGAATCAGCTTTATAGTTCAACGGTAGAACCCTGGGAAATGGTAGTAGCCCATATGCGGGGAGTTGGAGATGAAGGAGCCGCCTCAGAATTCCATAATTCAAAACTCGGACTTCCGTATGTGGCCGAAGGATCCCAAATCACTGATGAAAAATTCGACAGGTGTATAGGTTCTCACAGCATTGAAGATGCTCGCCCCACGAATTCCCAGCGTCTAATCACGATGGGTATAGACCAAGGGAAGTGGAACTATATCGAAGTAACCGAATGGTTCATCGAAAAGTTTGACCACGATTTAAACACAAACTCCTTTGCCCGTGTTCTCTGGGCAGGACGATTTCACGAAGACGACGTGTGGCCTGCTGGCGGACTTTTTGATACTCTGATGCAAGAGTGGAAAGTACACCACTGTGTTATTGATGCAGACCCAAGTCCACATTCGGCACGCCAATTCGCGAGACGATTTGCAGGGTATGTGACCCTTTGCAGATTCCGACGAGGGGTTACAGCCAGTGAATTAAAAGTAACTAAAGATCCTAACAAGGCAGATTTGGTTACAGTTGATCGGACAAATTGGCTTGATGCTGCCTTAAAAAGATTTGCCCTCGGCAGAATTGAACTGCCAGTCGATATCGGTTATGAGTATCGAGAGCACCTGAAATCCCCGGTTCGGCACTACGAAAAAGATGAAGTTGGTAACTACATAGGTAAATACAGCAATACGGGACCAGACCATTACGCATTTGCCCGCTGTTACTCTGAAATAGCATTACCCTTCGCTGCAAGTTACATGCGCGGGTACGACATTAAAAATTTGGTATGAGATTAGATAAATGCCTGATAATTCCCCCGAGTCTACAACCTCTATTATTCATCAAACACACCCGAGTGTGTTGAATAGTAGGCCTGAATGGAATAAATGGCGTACATGCTACGAAGGTGGACAAAAATTCATTGATGATCACCTGAAAAAATTCAGCGATAAGGAAACCACCACTGAATTTCGTGCTAGAAAATCAATTACACCCGCCCCCGTTTTTGCTAGAGCTGCTGTCAACGACATACGTAATTCCATTTTCCAACACATGCGTGACATTACTCGCATCGGTGGAACGGAAGATTACCAAGCTGCTGTAAATGGATTCCAGGATGGTGTTGATCTTCGCGGGACTGGGATGAACAGTTTTATGGGCCGTTCAGTCTTGACTGAACTTCTTGTTATGGGAAAAGTTGGTGTCTACGTTGATATGCCACGCCTTTCCGATATCCGAAGTGGCCTTACCCTGGCAGACACAAAAAATATTCGACCGTACATATACATGTACCGTGTTGAAGACATCATAAATTGGTCGTTTTCACACCCCTCAGAGCCTTCAGAATTCAACTCCTTGCTCTTGCGAGATGTCTCCCTCGATTATGACCCAACATCATTCCTACCCAACCGGACTTCTTCTCGTTTCCGATACCTGTGGATAGACCACGAAACAGGTTTTGTAAAAATGAGATTTTACAATAAAGATGGGGAACAGATTGATATAGCTGGGAATCCGTCTAAAGAAGAGGTCCAACTGGGCCTGCGACGCATTCCATTCGTCCTGCTTGATATGGGTGGGAGTGTAATGCAAGACGTTTGTGGATATCAAATAGCTCTCCTAAATGTAGAGTCAAGTGATATCTCATACACATTAAAAGCAAACTACCCGTATTACGTTGAACAACAGGATATGCGGACTACCGGAAGTCATTTGACTCCCAATGCAAACCCTGACGGGAGTGCATCTGACGGTCAGCAACGCAGCCACTTGAAGGAAATTCAGACTGGTATCAATCAAGCCAGGGCTTATGATATCGGTGCAGACGCACCTTCGTTCATCAATCCCTCCTCTGAACCTCTTCTGGCTTCGATGAAAAAGCAGGAGCAGTACAAAAGCGATATCAGAAAGTTGGTCAATCTCGCTGTAACAAATATAGTCTCCGGTGCCTCAGCGGAATCCAAGCTAATGGATAACCAGGGGCTAGAATCTGGACTGTCTTATATCGGCCTGATCCTAGAGACAGCAGAAACGAAATTAGTCAAGCTATGGACTGCCTACGAAGATAAACGAGAATCAAAACAAAAACTCGCTGTCATCAAATATCCGGAGCGATACAGTTTAAAGACTGAGAAACAACGACTCGAAGAAGCTGAGAAGGCTATTGAGGTTACCCGACAGATACCGTCCTCAGCTGCACGACGAGAATTGTGGAAAGTTATTGCTGAGAACCTATTGACTGGGCGTGTTGATCTGAAAATGATCCAAAAGATTTTCAAGGAGATCGAAGATTCACCATTCACTACCAGCGATCCAGAGATTATTGACATGGCGTTGGAGCGAGGGGTTTTGGACTTGGAAACTGCTGCCGAGGCACTGGGGTTCGACTCAGATGCACCGAAAGAGGCACAGAAGGACCAGGCCATCCGCCTGGCCCTGATCCAACGGGCGCAGACCAGCCCAGAAGACGGGAACAATACAATCGTGCCTGGTGAGCAGGGTGCACGTGGACTAGCTGACGCAGACCCGGATCCCGGTAAAGCAAAAGAAGAAAAAGAAGCGTCTCAAAACCCAGACCTACAGGCAGACCGAAATCCAAGGGTGCGTGGGAGGGGACGTAAGAAAAAAAGGGGTAACAAGTAAATGTCTTTTACATTCCCCCACTATGGCACAATCGTTGAGGCCAACGAATACTTTGATAACCGACTACATGAAACAGCTTGGTCGGAATCAAATAATCCTGATCGAAATAAGGCCCTGATCGCCGCGACACGTACTATCGACGCACTAAATTATAAGGGCAATAAGAATCCAATTTTCTTAGCACTTGAGGCAGATGCAAATGCAACTGAAGAAACGCTTCGCGACGCCGGCCTGACACAGGCTCTTAAATTCCCCCGTGGAGTTGATACTATTGTTCCAGATGTTATTAAATTTGCTTGCTTTGAAATTGCATATTCGCTCCTTGATGGTAAAGATCCAGAAATAGAGCTAGAGAATTTGATGGTCACAAGACAAAAGTATGCGAGCGTCAATATCGAATACAACCGTAAGAATGTTCCTGTTGAACATATCGTCAATATGATACCAAGTTCCATCGCTTGGAGATGGCTGAGGCCATTTCTAGTGGATGAAGACCGAATTATTTTACGGCGAGTGTCGTAAAAACATACCCACGCACCTTGACCGCAGGGGTGTAGAGGTGGGGTTCTGAAATGCGGGTCAAGGTCTACCAAAATGAACTACCTATACCAATGGAATTTCCTGCCGCTATACGATGATCCAATTGATCCTCCAGTTGATCCCCCAGTTGATCCCCCAGTTGATCCTCCGGTTGATCCTCCGGTTGATCCTCCGTCTGGAAAACTTATGACTCAGGCGCAGTTTGACAAAGCTTTGCAAGACCGTCTGAAACAAGATCGTCAAAAATTCCAAGAGCAAAACAAGAAACACGTTGCTCAAATAGAAACTCAATATCAGGAGTTGATGGAGAATAAAAATACCACAGAGGAAGAAAAAGAATCTCTGGCCAATGCTGTAGAAGACTTGCGGAAGCAGTACCGAACTGCTGAGGAACAGGCGAAGATTGATAAGAAGCGCAGCGAAGGTGAGTTCCAAACTCAACTGAAAGCTGCGAATGAGAAATCTGAATTTTGGGAAACCAAATATACGGACTCCACAATTGAGGTTGCAATTTCTTCAGCTTCCAGCAAAGCAGAAGCCTGTGATACCACGCAGATGATAAAACTTTTTAGAGGCCAAACTAAGTTGGTTGAAGAAGTTGATGATGATGGTAACAAAACTGGTAAAACAGTTGCGATGATTGAGTTGGAGGATGTAGACTCTGAAACTGGCAAGCCTTTTGTGGCTTTGCGAACTCCAGATGAAGCAATGGAAAGGCTTCAAACTCTCCAACCTAACCTATTCAAGGGTAACCTTGTACCCGGTGTTGGAGGTACAGCCTCAGATTATTCTAACACAGGAGCAAATGGAAAAGCGATAGTCAAGGACATGAGTCCGGAAGACTATCGAAAACTTAGGAAAGAAAATCCCGAAGCCCTAGGGCTGTAATACCACTTGAGGTAAAGCAGACTAGAGCGATCATTTATTTAACTAAAAGGAGTGTTCTAGTGAACTCTTTGTACGTAATGACACCGTTTTTGGCGGTCTACGCCAATGATACTACACCTTTCGAGCCAGAAATTTGGACGCAAGAAGGCTTGGCCTTGCTTGAGGAAAATATGGTTGTGGCTCCTCTGGTCCATCGTGATTTTAAGGACGAAATTGCCAAATTTGGTACTATTGTCCATACTCGACGGCCTAATGATTTCACTCCCAAGCGTAAGACGGACGCACTCAGTGTGATCAGTCAAGATGCAATCACGACTGAAATCCCAGTTGTGCTTGATCAACATATCTACGTTACTTTCACATTGAAAGACGGAGAAATCACCCGATCGTTTAAGGATCTTGTGGCTGAGTATCTGCAACCAGGTATGATCGCCAATGCCCGTATGATCGATCGCGCTCTTCTGGGTCGTGCTGCTCACGGTTTCTTGACAAACCGAGTCGGTACTCTCGAAGGCTTGACGGGTGCGAATAGTCGTGCTTTGATGGTTGAAGCTGGTGAGACAATGGATATCAATAAGGCCCCAAATCGTGGTCGTAATTTGATCGTTTCTCCCAAGAGTCAATCTGCATTGCTCGAAAATGATCTGTTTATCTCTGCTGAGAAGCGTGGCGATGATGGTACTGCATTGCGAGATGCCAGTATTGGTCGTGTTTTGAACTGGGATGTTTGGATGGATCAGAATGTCAATTTCCTGTCTTCGACAAATGCTGAAACTATCGCTGGTGCGATGGATGCGGCTGAACCAATTGGCGAAACATTGATGGATCTTACCATTACTGGTTATGTTGCCAATGTTGGTGAATTCATTGTTTTTGCTGATTCCGCAGATACTACGTTTGTGACAGCTGAAACGGATTCCGGTGGTAATACGACAGATGTCACCATCAATGATCCAATCCGAGCTGCGGTTACTAGTGCTTCCGTCGTTACCCTCTATAAAGCTGCGGATGTGGTCGGTGCCCATGTTGTTGGCCATACAACGCATGTTTCCTTAGATGGTTATGCTGCGAACAAGGGGCCACAGGTTGGTCAATTGATTGCTTTCGGTGCAGGTGCGAGTCGTCGAACATACACAATTGTGGATGTTAATACGCTTACGAGTACTTCCAATGAAGTTTTGTTGGATCGTCCTCTGGAAGTGGCATTAGCTAATGACGATTTGGCTTTCCCTGGACCCGCTGGTAGCCTTAATATTGGCTTCACGAGAAACGCTCTTGCGTTGATCAATCGCCCTCTGGCGTTGCCAGAAGGTGGAGTCGCTGCGGCTGTCACTAGCTTTAACGACCTGTCGATGCGTTTTGCGATGCAATACGACATCACAGCTCAGGGTACAATTATTACCCTGGATCTGTTGGCTGGTACTGCCATCTTGGATACAAACCAAGGTGTGATTTTGCAGGGCTAAAAATCTTCTCCCCACCACCCTGCTGTGGGTGGTGGGGGTTTTATTACCCTTTGGAGGGATTCTTGTGTCTAGTTTAGAAGAATTATTGCAGAATCAAGCGGCTCAAGGAGAGCAAATCAAAAACATAGAAAAAAACTTGTGAAGAAATTCGGGTGGCTTTCCTTAATGTACCTGTGAGGATAGACAGGCTTGAACAAAAATCAAAAACCTTTTCACGTGTCATTTGGTTGATAACAAGTGGTTTTATAGGAGCAATTGTTCTTGCCATTGTAGCAAGAATAGGTTGGGTTTAAAAATGACCGTCAATTTTCATAGAGTTAATACTGAGGATGAATCAGTACCGGTCGGAAATTCAGCAGATCGCCAACATTTAACTAGCGCTGATGCCTCATTAGATCAAATGGGTTATCAACAATTAACTCTATTGAGTACAGCAAAATCATTAAATGTTCCTACTGGTGCGACTACTGCTTACCTAAAAGCGATGTTCCAGAATGTCCGATACAGAGATGACGGAGTAGCCCCCACTTCTAGCGCGGGAAATGTAATCAATGTCGATGAAGGATTTTGGTACACAGGGGATCTCAATTCCATACAATTCATAGAAGACACTGCCGGGGGAGAATTAAACGTACTTTATTATAGGCCATTTACTGGAGTAGCCTACCTTCCTATTTCTTCAGGGTTGATCTTTTGGCTTAAAGCGGATGAAAGAGTTTTCAAAGATGCTGGAATAACTAATGCAGCCGATGGAGAGACTGTTGAACAATGGAATGAAGGAATATCAAATTTTGCATTTTCTCAGAGTACAGGTTCAAAAAAACCCACTTATAAGGAAACTGAACTCTTTGGCCGTCCTGCCATTCAGGGGGATGGTGTTGATGACATTTTAGTAAATGCGACTCAATTGATGTCAGGCAATGAAGGTACAATTTTTAGTGCTTGTAAATTTAATACAGTTCCTGTTACTTCAACTTGTTTATCGATGAGTTCAGAAGCGACCACAGAAAAACTTGCATCCTTCATAGCTGTTAATACGTTTTTGAATCCAGATCGCATAAGTTTCATACACAGAGATGGTGCACGAGAACAATTTGATGGTAGTACTACAATATTGGGAGATGTATTGCATCGTGGTGTGTGGTCTAGTGATGGATCAATAAATCGAATGCGTTTGAATGGTAATGAAGAAATTGTAACTGCTTCTGTAGGAGCAAACACAGGGTCTTGGTTTGCTGACGTTCCTGATGTAGATAACACAACTATTTTAGCAATTAAAAGCACTACTGAAAATAACCATTTAAAGGGGGAACTAGGCGAACTACTCGTATACGATCGAGAGTTAACAGACAACGAAATAGACCACAATGAAAAATATCTGTTAGCGAGGTATTCATAATGCCTATCCCAACCAAAGATATCACCAATGATTCAAAGATATCTCCTAATGGCGAATTAACATCACCGATTCAATGTGAAGCTAGAGCTAAAGTAAAAATACCTCTAGGATATGAACGGATAAATAATCCCACCACTGCTCAAAGTTTAACCGTTCCTGTTGGTACAACTTTAATTTTGATACAAGCAGAAGTTGAAGGAATCCGTTTTCTTGACAGTAGTCTGACTCCTACTAGTACTTACGGAATGCCTATCGTAGCTGGAGAATCATTCTATTACTCCGGTGATCCTACTCGAATTAAATTGATTGCAATTACGTCAGGGGGGTCGGTCCATGTCGCATATTACAAAACATAAAGGTTATTTGATATGCCAATAGGTTCTCTACGAGTTAATACAGCAAATGAACAGGTGCCTACTGGTGAAAATTCTGATCCAAAAAGAGTTAGCAATGTTCAACCCAGCAAAACGCCATTAGGCTATCAAAGACTTGTTTCAATTACAACATCGACTGCACTTACAGTACCCGATGGAACTACTGAAATTAGATTACAAGCAGAAACAAAACCTATACGTTGGCGAGATGATGGCTCACCTCCTACAGCTTCTGTAGGAAATTATATTCCTGCTGGCAAATCAATAAAATACTTGGGCGATGTGTCCGCAGTACGAGTATTTGGTGAAGATTCTACAGCTATTTTACATGTTGCTTACTATTCAATCACTTAACAACGGTATTTAACATGCCTGTATATCATCTACCAGTAAATGCAAATAATTCTCCCACTCCAACTGGCGAATCTTCAGATCCTATCAATGTAAATTCATCTGATGGTAATTACGTACCAAAAGGTTATGAACAGATAACTGGTCTCTCTTCAGTAAAATCTTTAACACCACCCGCTGGTTCAATACTGGCTGTAATTTCCGTAGTTTCTCAAGGTGTCCGTTGGTTAGATGATGGGGCCTCCCCAACCTCTACCAATGGTATGGTGATAGCAGCAGACACTGATTTTAGCTACGACGGTGATTTAAGTGTTTTCAAATTACTTGAACTTGCTGCTAGCGCAGAAGTCAATGTTTCTTACTACGGTCTATCTTAATGTCTGAACGAATCTGGATCAACGAAGATGGATATAGTTTCCGTCGAAATCAAGTAAGTAGTGCTCCAGGTATTGCACCTGTTGTTAGTAATCCTTTTGCAGATCCAAGTACAGTAACAGGATTGGTCTTGAGGTTACGTGCTAGCGATGAAGTTTATAAAGATGCAGGAATAACTTTATCGGCAGACGGAGATGTAGTTGAACAATGGGTTGATATTACGGCGAACGCAAAAGTATTCTCTCAAACAACCGGCGCTAAACAACCTACGCTGCAAACAAATGAAATCAATGGCAAACCAATCATTAGGTTTGATGGTACAGACGACTTATTGGTTTTGGCTGAAGAATATTTGACCAGCACATCAGGAAGTATATTCTTTGTCTATAAATTGAATACCTCTGTAGGTGGGCTACAGGTTGTTATATCTTCGTCTGATGAAGCTACTTCCGATAATTTTCTTGAGTTCCAGGGTATAGAGTCCGCTACGAATAAGCGATTACTTTTAGACCAAGAAAATGCCGGAACTAGAAATCTTATGGTAGATAGTACAGCAACACTGAATGTATCGGGCGGGACGATTTTGGCAGCTATGGAAAGTTCTGGCACATTATTTAATTTTAGGATAGACGGAACAGATGTAGGTGTTACTGGAATTGTTGGTGCAAATGATGGTCGTTGGTTCGGAGACCTTGCTTCTATTAGAGACAATGTAACTGTAGGAAGCATTAAAAAATCCTCAGAAAATCACTTTTTTAAAGGGGATCTAGCTGAAATACTTGTCTATGACAATAAAGTTTCCAGCGGAGACAGGGATACAATTGAAGGCTATTTGGGATTTGAATATGGAGTAACATTGCCGTAATGACACAATTCATGTACAGGGCAGTAGTCATTGTAACTGCTGCTGATAGAACAGAAGCCAGAACTATCTGGACTAATATTGATCCAATGGGTGCAGGGGACACATTTACTAGTGGACTTTCTTCAGACGGTAATGATCCACCATCCCACTATATTTGTTCAAGTGCAGTAAAGGAATCTGATATAGTCCATTTAGAAACCCTGGCTAACAGGCTTAAAGACACCGAAATCATTCTTCACATTGACAATCGAATGGGTGACCAATCTAAGATTGACATTCCATTTAGAAAAGAAAAATTTACTGAGAAAGCTAATCCACGAGCCGTTGCTCGTGTAGAAAGGTTGAAAAAAGATCCTCATATTTTCATATCAGAAAAGTCTTTACAGGTTCTTAAACCAGTCTAATGCCAGCAGTAAACCGCAGTCTTACACGCCGACTCAGTTCAATACTTTATTCCTTGAAACGAAGTTTTGGGGGAGTTATTGATATATATCAAATCGGCGATGCGACAACAGATACTCGCACCGGTGTGAAAACTATACCCAAGACATCTATCACTATCGATCGTGCGATTATCTTGCCAGCTAAAGCAGTGCGGGAAGCGATTCAAAGTATTTCTGTCATCTCTGCTAATAAGAAATTTGTCTACGGTGGCACATACGACAGCACAGTCAGATTATTCATCGTTGACAAAAAAGATGTACCTACCCTGGAATTAAGAGAATCTGACTACATCGTCTACAATGACCGAAAGTATGAAATCAAAGATTTTCAAGAATTTGAATTTGATGCTGGATGGACTATAACTGCAAAGGCAGTCTTAGGAATTATACCAGAAAAGATTTTTAGAGTAGCTGCGGAGAATTTTTTCAATTTAACACAATCAATTGGTCCGAACACACTTAATGTCATACATGGCGTTAGTAATATTTTACATGATGGTAACGAGGTAATATACAATGCCTGAGCTGGATTTAAAACAATTAAATCAAAACCTAGATATCAAAGGTGATGGGACAGCATCTCGGACTATCATTGTTGGTCAGAGTGCCAGTAATCCAGATTTAATTAAATTAAATGTTCCATTTGCAAATGCTAAGGTGAATAATCAACGATTTGTTTTCAAAGACAATTTAAGTTCAACTGCGGCACCTTCTGTTACAGATGATACTGCTTCTGGGTATGAAATCGGATCAAGATGGATTGATATAACTGGCCAGAGATCATATGTTTGTTTAGATGCCACGACCGGTGCCGCAATCTGGAAAGTTCTTACCGGTCCCACGGGCGCAGTATTTAATACTGTCACCAAAACCGGAAACTACACCGCAACAATTAACGATCATTTGATATTGTGTAATGCCTTCAGTGGAAGCTTTACTATTACTCTACCAGCTGTTGCTATTGTAATTGGTCTTATTCTGCATATCAAAAAGATAGATGTTAGTGCAAATACTGTAACCGTTGACGGTGATGGTTCAGAGACTATAGACAAAGGCTTAACGGCTATATTAACAGCTCAATTCGAGGCAATTTCAATTCAATCTGATGGTACGGAGTGGTGGATAATATGACCTATAAACCCGCGATACAGGGACCTTTGACAGCATTCGGCGATAGTAGAGTTGCTGAGTTATCGCCTATTTTTCATGGTTCATTTGAGTATTCTGTTACAAATTCTCTTTTGTTTAAACTTGTTAATACTAATGGAGGCAATGTCACACAAGCATTGGGTATGGCAGTTGTTAGCACATCAACAACAACAAGTAGTACAGCGGAATTAAAAAGCGTTCAACATTTGAAATATCATCCAGGATTAGGTGGGCTTGTAAGATTTACTGCATTATTCACTTCGCCCGTTGCTAACACTGAGCAGTATGTTGGCTTGGCCGGTGATACTGGTGTATCAGAACCCTTTGATAATGGTTATATGGTTGGGTATGATGGCACAACTTTTGGTTTTCATCGATTCTCTAATGATACTAAAATTTCCGTCCCACAATCATCCTGGGATGATCCAATGGATGGGACTGGCCCGTCTGGTATGACATTGGACCAAACAAAATTGAATGTATTTTATATTCAATTCCAATATTTGGGTGCCGGAGCAATCAAATTGTTCATTGAAAATGATTCCACAGGGGATTTAACTCTGGTTCATACGGTTGACTACGCGAATGCAAATGTTGAACCAAGTGTTCACAACCCAAATTTCCATTTTATACTATGGGTTAATAATAAAGCTACCACCACTAATTTGATCGTTAAATCCTCATCTTATGGGGCGTTTATTGAGGGGAAGGTAACCCATATTGAACGCCACATACCATTAAATTCCTCCGGAGCCAAGGAAAAGACAGGAGTAGTGACTGAAGTAGCAATTTTTACTATACGCAACAAAACTTCCTTTGCCGGTAAAACTAATTTAATTGACATTTTGCTTTTAGGTGCTCAAGCATCAATTGAAGCTGGATCAGCAAATAATTTAGGGCAAATCCGGATTGTTAAGAATGCTACACTAGGTGGTTCCCCTGCTTATTCAGATATTAACACTACGAATTCAATAATTGAAATTGATACAGCAGGGACAACAGTGACCGGAGGGACTGAAATAGCATTTTTGCCACTTGCGGGTAAAAATGACAGTGTAATAGTAAGCATAGAATCTTGGAGTCTTACATTAAATCCAGGAGACACTATTACCGTAGCCGGATTATCAGCTAATTCCGCCACCATTGATGCAGCAGTAGTGTGGCACGAACTTTTTTAACGACTAATATCATCGACATAATGTTGAAAGTTTTATATGAGTACTCGACCTAATCCACATTGGCCTAGATGGTTGAAGTCTTCTATTGTAGAACACTTTCAAACTAATGTGGCTACACCTCTCACCTTACCATTTCTGGCCGAGGGTATCAACGAGAGGGATACTATTTTTATGGAATCCGAAGATCGAGCAGAGATTAGAATCTACGGCCCAACAACAAAAGAAATTAGCAACAACTGCTGGAAGTTACAAATTGAAATAAATATACTGATAACGTCTTCAATGGGTGGCTCAGCAAAAAACGCTTATCAATTAGAAATACTCTCTGGACGGTTTCTAGAGTTTGCGAATACTGCTATAAGTATTTTCAAATTCGGAAGTGGTATAGATGATGACAATTCCTTACTGGGTTGCCTGTCACCCAGCACAAGAAAAAATGACAGCGTAAAATTCATCGACTTCGGTCAAATAAACAGTACGGATAAACTCAGACAGGCCCAAATCGATGGCCGATACGAAATGATCCTTAACACACAAACTTAATTGGAGAAACAATAATGGCTCGTATAGAATTACGTGATACGACTATTCGACTGAAAGATGGTCTGTCTGGAACAGGTGCACTCAATGAGGCTTCGCCTACATCTACAGACACCACTGCTGGTGTTGATGCTACAGTTCTCAATGGTACGAATACTCGTCGAATTCCAGTTGGTGCTCGCTTTACAGTTAGCACTGCCGGCAATACAACTACTTACACTGTCACAGCTCGAACTGAGAGCTTAGGTGTGGATGAAGTTCAAAGTCTCTCAGCGAGTGGTGCTACAGCTGGTACGTTTACACTAACAATCACTCTTGTTGGTGAAAGTCTTACACCAGTCACTACTGCTACTATTGCTTTTGATGCTGCCCCGGCTGCCATTCAAACAGCTATTGATACAGCCTTGGCAGTTGTTGCAAGCTATGTTGCTGGAGACGTTACAGTGTCTGGCTCAGGTACTGCGGAAGCTGCTGCCACGGTATTCACCTTTGATGGTACGAATGTTCTCAAGAAGAATCAACCTCTGATGACAGTTGATGGAACTGGTTTGACTGGTGGTGGTAGTGAAGCCATCACAGTTACAACCGAAGGTGAATATGTCAATCAAACGACTAACATCACCTTCACACCTGCCTGGGGAACACCTACCCCGGCTGATAACGATACTATCACCTATCTACCACAGCAACTCGGCATCAAAATCGGTGAAGGCAATTTGACTTACACGGAAAACAAGGATTATGAATACCTCCTTGACCGTGGTACTTTGGACACTGTTCGTGAAAATGATGAACAACCGATGGAAATCACTATCGGTCTAACTTATGAGTTTATCACAACAGGTACAGGTGAAGCCGTAACTCCTATTGATGCTCTTAAACAAAAAAATGGAGCCGCTGAATGGGTGAGTGGTGCTACTGATCTCTGTGAACCATACGCTGTGGATGTTGAAATTGATCATAATCCTGCCTGTGGAGCTACAGAAAAGGAACTCACTATCTTCCCAGATTTTAGACATGACAGTCTTGAAATGGATCTAGATGCGTCAACGATCACGGCCACTGGCCGATGCAAGGCGACTGAACCGACCGTTACACGGGTTGCTGTTTAAGTCGATAGGGTAGGGTCAGAAATGACCCTACCCGCCCTTTAGCTAACGTGGCTCAATTGGTAGAGCGTTTGATTTGTAATCAATCGGTTGGGGGTTCAAGTCCCTCCGTTAGCTCTCTTAGACCCCTCCTGGACCAGTACCCCAGGACCGACATCTTACGATGTTTAGGGCGGGAATTACTTCCCGCCCACATTTTATCCGAGATTAACCCACACAGGAGTAACTGAACATGAAAATTGGTGGACTAAAAATTGAAGGGGATCTTGCAAAACCAAATGAAGATGTATTGGTTTTACCGCGTCCGAATTCTAAACAAATTATCTTTACTGCTAGAGCATTCCAAACAATGGAAGATTTTGAAACGCTCTGCCCTTCCCCAATAGCTCCCCAAGTATTTGAAGCTGGTAAAGGGTGGGTACCTCAGCTGTCTAATGAAACATATCTACAACAAGTACAGGAATATGGAGAAAGACAAGTTGGGTATATTGTTATTAAATCTTTGGAACCCAGTGAAATTGAATGGGACACAGTCAAACTAGACGATCCAGGAACATGGGGAAAATGGGAAAAAGATTTGCTCAACAATAATTTCAGCCAAAGAGAATGTAATTTGGTTATGAAACTTTGCTGGGATATAAATAACCTAGATGAGAGTAAAATTGAGAAGGCACGCGAACTTTTTTTACGTGGGCAGGAGGAAGTGTCCGAAAAATCAACTTCCCCAGCCACAGAACAGAAAAGTTCGCGATCTGGAAAGCCTGTCTCCTCTGCGAAATAACGCCCCCTGGTTTGCCGGCGTGTCCTAGTAAAACGCATTGGGACCAATTGACTGGAATGCAGCAAGCAACAGTCATTGCATACTACCAGGTCTCTAGCCATGACGAGGATGAAAGGGATGCCAGTCTAACAGGGGCAAGGATGTCCACCTCGTCTTTAGGAAAATAACAGAATGAAATTCAAAGGAGTATTCCGAGCACCTCAGGTGAATTTCACCAAATGGAAACAGCAATTAGAAGAAGAATTATCAACAGAACTAGCTAGGTCTGCGGGTGAATGGTTAGCAACCGCTGTGGCCGCTATCCCCGTTTGGTCAGGAGCCGCCAGGGCTACCCTCATTGACTTGGGGAACTTAATTAACTTCCACGTCCAGGTCTCACCCAAATCAACTGCCCCCGATAGGAGAGGCATAGGTAAACGTGAGGGGAGGGGTGAGCTAATAATAGACAGCAATAAAGGTCAGTTTGAATTTTCTTACTCAACAACTTTGGACCATTTGATCTTCAATGAAACACAGTCCAACCAAAAAGCGGACCCAAACATTTTCAAAGGGTTACTAACTCCCATACCATATAAATTCTTAGAAAAATCGAGAAGGGTTTGGGAAGCAGCTGTACAATCAGTTAGATTACCTGCCCCAGTAATAAAGGCTGGGCAAAGTATTAGGTTTTAGTAATGGCAGAAGAAATTAAACAAGTATTAGGATTTGACGCCTCTGGTGCGATTGAGGAATTGAAGAGATTAGACAAAGCCATGCTTGGTTTTAGGTCTTCTCTTGGAACTTTCTCTGCCTCTTTCAAAGAATTTAATCGTGGTGCTGGTAAAACTATTTCTGCCTTGAAGAGGATTCAAGGACAAGCAGGTGCTACTCGTAATGCTTTGGGCAAGGGTTTTGCAATACCAGCTGCACAACAAGATGCAATTCCAACACAAGTTACTGAACCATTTGCCAAAACAGAAACATCATCTAAAAAAGCTGCTGCTTCATTAAATAAACTACGAAAAAGAGCGCTGGCTGCTGAAAAACAATTAAAACAAGTAGGAGAAACTGGAAGTAAAGCAGCCAATCGTCTTATTATTGATTTTGAGACTTTTTCTCGAATTGTGGGAACACAACTAGTAGTACGAGCATTCGGTTCTTTGAAAAGGGCTCTGGATGACGCTGTTTCACAAGCATTTGAATTCCAAGCCGCTATTCGTGAAATTGCTACAATTGATCCTAGGGTCAATACAGCTCTTATTGAAGGAATTGATGTTGGTCCAGCTATTCAAAATATTGAGAAGGATGTTTTGGCCCTCTCAAATGCTTTCAATATTCCTTTACTTGAAACATCACGGGGTCTCTATCAAGCGATCTCGAATCAAATTGCCCGGACGGGAACGGAATCCCAAAGGGCTAAGACAACTGTTGATTTCTTGAGTGAATCTTTCAAATTCGCCCGAGGTGCTGTTGTTGACGCAGAATCGGCTACTAATCTGTTAGCAGGTACTATAAACGCATTTGAACTGAGCGTAGAAGATGCGGACATAGTGGCTTCAAAGTTCTTCAAAACAATCGAATTGGGACGAACTACTGGACGAGAATTAGCGAGATCCTTTGGATCTGTTGCCCCAATCGCTAAGCAACTTGGTATCTCTCTCGATGAATTAAATGCTTCATTTACCACAATCACCATTGGTGGCGTGGATACAGCCAAGGCAGCTACGCAGATTCGAGGGGTTATGTCCTCTCTCCTCAAACCAACAAAAGACATGACACGAGCTTTTGAAGATTTGGGTGTAGCCAATGGCGAAGAACTTATTGAATTATTCGGACTGCAAAAGGGTCTAGAAGCTGTCATTGCAACAACTGATGGATCAGCTCAGTCCATAGGTAAATTGATTCCCCGTCTACGTGGGTTGGGTGGTGCATTACGATTAGTTTCTGAAGGAGGTGCTAAAACCTTTGCAGAGGATCTGGAAGAATTACAGAATGTTAGTCGCAATTTATCTCAAACAAAATTTGACCTTTCTATTAGCACAGATGCTTTCCAAGTTCAAAGAGATTTAGAAAAACTACGCAAATTCCTCATAACTGATTTCGGCAATAGTTTCATCAGTGCTACAAAATCTGCTTTAGATTTAGCTGGTGGTGTTACAACATTTACGTCTGTTGCTACCAGCATGGGAAAGGTTTTAACAACTGTACTACCTTTAATAGGATTGACAGCTGTAGCTTGGAAGGGCTATTCGACCGCTGTTGCTTTAGCCGCCGCAGAAACACGCACAGCTGCTTTAGTAATTGGATCTGGAGCTGGAGCTGCTTTAGGTGCAGCTTTACTAATCAGTTTCGTTGGAGGAAGAATAGATGCAGCCCGCGAAGCGTTTATAAAGGGCGAACGCGATGCGTTTCAGGCGCTGATTGATGGACGCAAAAGAAAATCTGATGCCGAAATTGCTATCGAGGAAACGAAAAATAAGAAAATCTTATCCCAGATCAAATTACTAGTTATTGAATCAAAAAAAGCAAACGCACAACTTGTTAAGGATGCCAAATTACAAGCATCACAATATGCTGATTCTTTTAAAGACGCCGCGAATCGAATACTACAGGTCAATCTTGATGTTGAACAAGAAATTAGTCGTAATCTCAAATCCAATATTAAAGATAGACTAGATGCTCAGAAAAATTTCGCGGATCAAACACTTCGTCTAGAAGACCGTAGATTTGAATTAAGTATTGAAAATCTTAGTACGGAAAGAAAAGTAGGATTTCTCAGCGCAAAGGTCAGAGAAGATCAACTCAGAGCCAATGAGTTGCTGAAAAAATCACAAACAGATCAGTCTATTTCACTAGATGATGTTAGAGCAGCTTTTGAGCGAGCAGTTACTTCTGCTGACAAATTAAAACAAGCTGCTGGAGCAACTAAGGGTTTCGCTGATGATAGCATAGCCAACCAAGCTATTTTAGATACTCTCGGAAGGAGACGTGATGTAGAAAAGGACCTAGGTCGACTTTCCACAAGACGTGCTTCTACAAATCGTAGAGAATTAGAAACAGTTGAAAAAAATAATGTGGAATTAAAAAAGTTAATTGCACGAAGTATCGAATTAACTGGGGTTCTAAAAACAGATAGTCCTTTAACCGCTAATTTTAAAGAAGCTGAAAAAGAATTAGGTACTCTGCTTCCAAAAATTGCCAAAACTCTACAATCAACTGGAGAGATCAGTGCTCAACAAGCTCTTGGCCTTCTTCAAAGCTCATTAGATCAAATCCGTCCTGCTGATATTAAAAAATTAGCAGCAAGTCCAGAAGCATTAAAGGGATTACGATCTCAAGTACAAGAAGCACTGGCCTTCGATACTGCTGATTTGGATACAAATATACGAGTATCATTTGAACAAGCTGGTATCTCTGGAAAATTTTCATCCGCCCAAGATTTTATTTCTGAAGTCCAAAAAATTCTTTCTGATAATACTTTATCTACAACTTTATTAGTTAGTATAACAGATGCTGACGAGTTAAAAGTTGATGTAGTTAACCAAATAAGAGAAATAGAAGCTGGCCTTAAAAAAATTACCCTTGAAACACGTGTATCACAAGCAATACGTGTATCACAAGGACAATTAGACACAAGTGGACTTGCTCCTGATCCTAATGCAGCGCAACAAATTAAGGATTTAACTCTTTCATTTTTAGAACTAATAAAAGCTGGTAAGGAACTTCCAAAAATTGATGTAAGTAAATTTGAAGGTCTCGGATTTGCTATTAAAAAGGGTGAATTAGACACTGCTCTTGCATTCCTTAAACGCACAGTTGATTTATCACAACAACAACAAGAACGATTGAAACAAACTGGAACTGTATCAGAAAACACAGCCAGGTTAGAAGAATTAAGAAATACAAGAAGTGCTGAACAAATTGGTATTCTTGAGCAAGGACTAATTGTTCTTGAGAAACAAAAAGAAACAGAAAAAGCTCTCAATACAGCGGCGCAGGATGTAAATAAAACCCTAACTGAAACAATATCTCCTGCACAAAACATACGAAACTTAGCAAAAGAAACTGCTACATTCTATTCCGATGCAGAACAGTCTGCTGGAAGAATAGGTAATGGAAGCACACCAAACGGAGTTGTTCAAGGCTTTGCATCTGGAGGCTTTGTCTCTAGAGGTACGGATACCATACCGGCTATGCTATCAAAAGGCGAGTTTGTTGTTAATGCTCGCTCTACACGGAAGTTCTTCTCAGAAATCCAGTCACTCAACGCCGGGGTTCGACCCTCGTTTAGACAAAACGGTGGACCTGTATCTACCAGTATCACTATCGGGGATATCATCGTTTCGGGAGCTGACTCACCACGCGCAACCGGGCGAGAAGTCTTGAGAGAACTTAAACGGGAGTCACGTAAAAACACACCTTTACTTAACTAGGAATTACCATGAAAAAAACAATTTATACTGGTCAAACTTCTGTCCTGCCTTCAAAATCTGGAAGTAGCATAGACTTCAAAAATGTCTTACACACGTGGTTGGAGCGTGATGGTGAAGTCATTTGGGAAAATTACCATTTTAATGGCATCACAACGGAAGGCAAAAATAAACTTCTGGGATCTGGTTTCAATGGCGAAACACAAATCACTACTTGGTTTTGTGGTCTAATTAACCTTTCAGGTTTTACCGCTCTAGCTGACGGCGATACCTATGACGATATCGATCAAGCTGGTAATGGTTGGGATAGTTTTCAATCTTACACAGATGGTAACAATGCTGATAATACAACCACAAGACCAGATTGGCAACCAGATTCTCCTTCAGCAGGTTCGATTACCAATACCACCGTTATGGTATTTAATATTACTGGTTCTGGAACTGTTAAAGGATTGTTTGTTGTTGGTGGTGGTGCTGCTCCACAGACTAAAGGAAACCATGCACCTGGTAGTACGCTCTGGGCGACGAGTCTCTTTACCGGTGGTGATGTCGTGGTTGCGAATGCAGATACTCTCAAGAGTACCTACACAGTTAATGCTTAATCCCTATTGAGACTCCGTGTGGGTACGTAATCTCCCCACCAAGGGGTGGTGGTGTAAAAACTGCCACCCCTATTTTTAACAATCCACAGTCAAAAAGCCCAAGAAAGAAGTACAGCTAATGGTACGTAGAGAAAGATTTGCTAACGATGCTGAAACAACTTTAAATGGTGCTATCACTGACGTAGCAACTTCGCTCACGGTTACTAGTGCTACAGAATTTCCAACAGAAGGCGACTTTCGACTTCTTCTTGATCTTGAAATCGTATTAGTTACAGCAGTAGCAGGCGCTGTTTTTACTATTGTACGCGCCCAAGAAGGCACTACTGGCGCTTCACATATAGACCTTGCCCCTGTTATACAAATTGTTACAGAAGAAGGATTAGACAAATTTATACGAGAAAGTTCAAATCCTTGGCACGGAGAACGACCTCCATACAGAATTCACGATGCTTCTGGAAACAAGTTAGCTAAAGCTGATTTTACGGAAGTAAATTTTACCAACACTACAGCAATAGATCACACAATAAGTGGTGTCATTAGTATTGAGAATGACGACACGCCATCATCTGCTAATTCATTGAGAATGTTAGTAAGAACTGCTCCATCTACGCCATACACACTAGAAGGATGTGTTGATATGGGAGTAGGTGGTTTACAAGTTCCGGCGAGTTCTTCCAGCCATTATGGTTTACTTTTTAGGGAAACCTCTAGTAGTAAAATTGTTTCTGTTTCTTTTAGACCAATGGCTAATTTTGCTATTTGGAATTGGACCAATGCAACTACTTTTAGTTCAGAACCTGCTGGACGAGCAGCTTTTTCTCATTACGATAAAATGTGGATGAAATTAAATGCAGACGGAACCAATTTAACATACAGTATTTCTCACGATGGAGTAAATTATATTCAACTTTACACATCGACAAAGGGACTGTTTTTTACAACTGCCCCAGATCAAATTGGGTTCTATTACTCAGCAAATAGCGCTTTGTTAGATAACCGTGCTAATCTTCTCGCCTGGTCTGAATAATGACAATTAAAACTGGTAAACTAGGAACAGCTAATACGAAACTGGGCAAGAATCTTGTCTTAGGATCACATCTTGTAGCTGTAGGACCGACAGTACATGATGAAGCAGCGGTTTCAACACTGAGTTTAACTCAAGTTGCGAAATCTATAACACCAATAGATGTTGCTGCTGTTAACACACTCTCCCTCACTACATCGTCCACACAAGTCATAAATCCTAAAGGTGTCCATGCTTCTGAGACTCTTAGTTTAACACAAAGTTCTACTAGCAGTATCCGTAATGTTTTCTCTGTAGATACAATTGGCATCACGGATTCATCTCGTGTTCCCGATACCTTCGTTACTACTGCATCAAGCACTCTTAACTTAACACAATCGAACACAAAATCTGGGTCACTAAGATACTTCGCTGAAAGCACCCTCATCCTGGTTTCTCAAGCTGATACAGAAATCAAGGCACGTGAAGTAGTAGATAATCTTAATTTAACTCAGATTTCTACGGTTGATTTAATTAAAAATTGTGTAAGCACACTTGTTCTTACACAGTCTGCTGACTTAGAGGCAACAGAAGTAAGTTGCTTTAGTACACTTAATTTAACGCAATCCTCAGCTGCTGGTGGTCCTATACTGGTGTCAGCCAGTGACTCCTTATCACTGACACAGTCTATTTCCACGAATATCAAAGGTGCCCACGCTGTTTCTACTTTGGTTTTGACTCAAATTTTATCGAGTACAAAACCGATATATGTTACGGCTGTTACCGATCTCATTGTAACTGAAGTTGTATTTAATCCAATCCTAGGAGAACCTACAACTGTAACGACTGGTCTTTCGCAAACGTCTACAGCCCAACTAGATGCACAACCTGATAGCGGGCAAAATTTATCGTTATCTCAAAGTGCATCTGCTGTTCTGATACCTGCTGGTGCTATTGCGGTAGACGCTGTTTCAACTTTAATTCTAACCCAATCTGCCGACATACCTTTAGATGAATCAGCTTCATCTACCTTAAATCTTACTCAGAGTTCTTCAGGTCAATTAGTTGATGATAGTGGACCTAGCACGTTAAATCTCTCTGACAGTAGCACAGCACAAATTATCAGAGCCAGCACACCGGCTTCTAATACCCTTGATTTACATCAGACCGTTACCTACGAATTAATCAAAAGCGACACTGAGTGCGACTACTCGCCGTTTGTCGGCGGTACAGACCGAACGGACCTGCCAACACCACCACCATTCACCATACCGGAACCATTGCCGCTGAGCACTGGTACTAGATTCCGCTTAATTTTTCCAGATGCCACAGTCACAAATACTCCGGATTTTGAAGTCTCTCTGCGACCACCTCTTTTTGACAATTCAGAAGGTATTCAAAGTTTACGTATCAATGAAACAAACCGTGGTGGCGAGTCAATAATTTTCGCAGATCCTACTTGGCCTAAATTTTATCGAATGACAGTTCAATTTTCTGATTTAAAACAGGTAAAAGCTTATGATACTTTGTCTTTCTTAGATCGAACCTTGGGAAATATCATAGGCATTGAGGATCACGAAGGGCAGGGATGGAAGGGCATAATTACAAATCCACAAGAAGCGCTAGTGCAGGATGGTAATGATAGGTATTCTTTGAGTTTAGAGCTGGAATTGGAAAAGGTAGATAAAATAGCCTTTGAGTCCAATCAGGCTCTCAATTTATCACAATCTTCTACTGCTGTATTAGTCTCTGGAATCAAAGCAAGTTCATCAACATTATCTATGACAACTTCATCCGTTGCTGGAAGAAACAGAACTGCAACTAGCATAGATCCATTGAATATGAATAGTATTGCTAATTCAATCTGGAGTGGTACTCGTGGATCTTCTTCAAACATTAACACCAATGATCAATCTTATGGCTCAATTGGATTCCCAACATTCAGTGCTTTATTGCACAGATGGGATGCTACTGAAATTTCTTCTTCAGATAGCGCACCAATCTCTGTTGTGGCTAACACGGGCTCAAGCGGCGTTGATTTACACCACTTGAATATGAATACTATAAATGCCCCAGTTTATAAAACTAGTATACTAGGCGGGCAGCCTGTCATAAGATTTGAACATGGTTTTGTTGGACAGGGGTTGGTCAGTGATAGCAATTTGGTTCTCTTCCCGGCTAGACGTGGAACAATCGTTGCTCTACTAGTTCCTCGGGGGGATTTGAGTAGTGGCAGTACATCAAAGACAATCTTTGAAAATCGCAATCTACCGTCTTTAGAACAACTTCAATTTGGCCAAGGTAGCCACCTTAAAAGGCCAGTGTCTTGGGCTCAGAATCCTGATGCAACAGAAACCTTAGAAACACCAGGGATTGATTTCCTGCCGCAAAATGAATCTCAATTGTTAATTATAACACGAGATACAGATACCTCCATGACATTCCGAAGGAATCGTGTTGATCAAAGTGGTCGAGCCCTGGCCTCTGCACCTTCTCCAACAAGTGGTAGTTTGATAATCGGTGGTGGAAATTCTTTATCAGACGCTCTTGATTATGATTTGGCCTTCTTCGCAGTGTATGACAAAGCACTTAATTCTACCGAAGTAGAAAATGTAGAATCCTATGTAAATGTGACTTACGGAGTTTAGTATGTTTCGTATTGCGGCGCCTTTTGAAGCATCTCAAACAACTACCATTTTGCCGAACCCCAGCTTCGGTGATCAGGAAAATCTAGAAGTAAGCTTGGATCAACATAGGGCCATGGACGGAACTATTCGTACATATATTTCCCGTGGAGGTCGGCGCCGAGTGGTTTGGACTTTCACTCTCGATCGAAAAAAGGGTATCGAATTAAGAGAATTTATCTTTTCTTACCATTCGACTGAGATTCTAATAGAAGATCATAATGGTCGCAGGTGGCGTGGAATTTTAGCTAATAATCCTCCTGAACTCCGTATGACATCAAGGTGGGGGGATTCAGATGATTTTACTAAAAATGAAAAATCAGAAATAACCCTGGAATTCATAGCTGAATTATTAACACCCGATGTGAGATCATCAATAAAACATGAACGTTCAGCAGCCAGTCATTTGGAATTAACACAACAAATTACTTCAGATATGGATGTGCCCACTGATGGACTCATTAACGATTGGGATGCTACTAAAATAACGCCCCAGGCCGATAATACGAGATTAACTACCTGGGCAGATAATATTTCTGGAGGTAATGATCTAGAAACATATTCGGATAATCTATCAGCTTCAGACCCTGGTATAAATTACTCTCCCTACTACCAAACCAAAATATTTGGTACTCACCCAGGTGTATATTTTACCACAGAGCAGGGGAACTTCAACATAGTCTCCACCGCCATGCAGACTACATCTGACACAGAAATTTTTAAGAACAAACGGGGCACGATGTTCTTTGTCTTCGCACATAACCTCGGGGGCATCCCTGGTGGCTTTAGTCCGTGGTCGGCTGATAATGAAGAACACACCCTCTGGGATTTCCATGCTGGTGACGAAACACAGTACGAGTTTAACATAGTGGGTGGTGCAAATGTCTTCGCCCCTGTGGTGTTCAATATAGACGGCGACACCACCACAGGGACACCTAAGCTACATGGGGCGTGGCAGCCAATCCCCCGGGGGCGCACACTACTGTATACTTTGCAACGAGACTCCCACACCAACTTGCGGTTCAGGGTCAACGGCATAGAAAAAGACGGCCGCCTGATACACGACCACGCAAGCAAAATCGGTCGCCTTCGGGTCGGCGTGGGAGAGAAAGCGTTGCACGGGTGGATGGGACAAATTTTAGTGTATGAAAACTCACTAGATGATGCCGACATAGCGTTAGTGGAAACAGCCCTAGCACATAAATGGGGGGCTTGCCTAGGAGTCGACTTGCCTGTCCTATCAGATTGTTACCCACATATTTGCAGGTCGTTCCCCGAATCGTGCAGCAACGGAATACCAAATTTTGACACTAGTAGTTTTAACTTAGATTGCAATTGCAACGGAGAATAATTATGACTAAACACTTCCTAGAGAAACCGAAGAAACCGATCAAGCCCAAGGCTAAGAAGCCGATGAAACCAACAAAGCCAAGGAAACCAAGGAAAAAATAAGAAAGATCAATGGCTAAGCCAAAGAAACCTAAAAAGCCAAAAAAGCCAGGGAAGCCAAAGAAACCTAAAAAGCCAAAAAAGCCAGGGAAGCCAGGGAAGCCAAAGAAACCAAGGAAGCCAAAGAAACCAATGGCCAGAGATTTATCACCAGAAGCTCTTTTACAACTGTCCCAAAAAACGTCAGTGGAATCCGTCGTCATCGTTGGTATACGGTGGGGTGGTTCGGATACAGAGCTATTGTATTCTGACCGCACTGTCAACGGGCATCCAAACGTCAGGCCGGTAATCACGGATCTAAGTGACTTGGATTCCATTGTCGCCGTATCTCAGAATGAAACCTCAGATGAGGTTAGTCTAACCCTATTGGATACTAGTGGAGAGTTGAAAGATATCCTGGATGCGAATGATATTCACCTGAAGGAAGTCGTTATATACCAATGGTTTACAACGATTCCATTTGATAAAAAGTTTGTCATTTTCCGAGGACAGATCAACTCCCCCGTCGTTTGGTCTGAGGGTACACGACGTTTATCACTCAGTGCTGTTACGAAACTTGAGGATAAGGAGATCGGCTTCAGTCCCGAGGAAGGTGAATTCCCGGGGCTGCCTGAAGACCTGATAGGGAAGACCTGGCCTGAATGTTTTGGCATATCTGTTCACGAGGAATCTTTACAAATTGATCGCCAAAGCCGTGGTACCTTAGGTGAAGCAGTTAGCATGAGTGATTTCACACTTCCTGATAAAATCACAGCGATTAGTGAGATCATAAACTTCCTTGTAGAATTACAAGTCTTTTGGGCACTCGCAGAGGGCTACCTGAGATTCATCGGTGCTGAGCAAGCTGCTGAACAAGTTCACCAAAAACAGTTACAGTTTGTTCAACAACAAGCACAATATATACAACAACGACAGCAGCTTCAGACTGAATTCGCTAACCAGGCACTACATCTCAAGAGCAGTTTTAGGGTTATCGGTGGAGAAGACTTTCCGCGTGGGTTTATTGAATTGGACATAAGCGGAGCTAAATTCCAAGGACAGTTTGCTGGAACTACAGACATCTTTAGTGTTTCATGCCAGCAACATCCAGAACGTGAAAACTTTGTTGCTTTCAGCATTGGTGCTCCCCTTGTGGAGGGTGGTTCACTGTGCCCCGGTAATACATCTACTGGGGTTAAACAATTCCCCAGCGCTGAGTCTTTCTTTGGAGAACAGGTCGGGGGAGATACGATCACCATCCTCACTGGAGTGATCCTGGGTGAAGAGGCTGGTGCTTTTTTTGCCCAAGCAGGTGCCGCAGTAACTATTTCTAGCAACGAACCCATCCGGTATATCACTACGATAACGCCTGGCTTTGGTGGGGTCAACAACACGGGTGTCTTAAAGGTTGCTGCATTTTCAACATTTGAAAGCGGGGAACGCGTTTTAGTAGACGTACCCACGAACCTATACACTGCTAAAGTCATTAACTTTGGGTCGGTAAGTGCTGTAGTGATAACAGTAAAGGATGCTCTTTCTAAACAAGTGCCTTCCTGGGAGAATACAATCCATGTGACATTTCAGTCTACTGTGGGGCCGAATACAGTTGATATTATGAAATATCTTATTGGCAAGTACTCTGGCTTGACATATGATACCGCAAGTTTCAATAAGGTACGGGGATTTTTGGCTAACTACCCAATGAATTTCTGCTACAAGACCAAAAAGAATCTCATTACGGCTCTTAAAGAATTGGCATTCATGTCTATGTGTGCAATTTTTATCCGAAACGGAGTGTTTCATCTGAAGTACCTGCCAGAGACCCCCACAGTTGTGCACACCTTCAAGGAGTCTAACGTAAAGGTAGCCAGCCTCGCGCTAGGGTTTACTGAAACAGAAGACCTTATGACTAAGTTCATTGGGACTTGGCGATCCCATGGGGCACAACCTGAAGACAACAAAATCATTCTCAAACAAAACGTCAAAAAATATGGGACACATGAAAAACAATTCGACTTCTATGCCTACAGTAATATCGACATAGTTTTGAAGTCTATGAATTTTTGGTTAGCTAGACGTAGCCACACTTGGAAAAAACTCACCTTCCAAGCATCCATGGATTCCCTGAATGTAGAAGTATTTGATGGAGTAAGCATTGACTTCATAGGAAACTATGCGAGTAATGTTGCCTTTACTGGGCTAGTTGAAAATGCCAGGTATGATTCACTCACGCACACTGTGGACTTTGAGATTTGGACTGGAGTTCGGGCAGGCGACATGGCCCCATCTGACTTAGCATTCTCCAAGGATGTTTCTAAACTTGTGCTCTTTCCTAGCGAAATTGATGTTGCATCAGGGTTTGCGGGTGGTGACAGTATAGGTAAAGATGCTGAAGGAGTAATTGTACGAGAAGGAGGTACTGGATTAACCGTACAATATAATGGCGCAGTTGATCCTTTTGGATGGGATGATGCTCGTACTTCTGATCACACACCTAGGAAAATCTCTGATGTCGGGGACTTAAATCCGGGTGAGCCAGAGGTTAAGGAAACCGGAGCAATTATACCCGGTCTTATTCCCCTGTCGAATCCTATTGACGAACCTCGTCAAATTCCAGATCCGGAGTTTCCATTCACCATTGATATCCGTGAAACAGAAGTAGTTGATTCAGAGAATGGTACCTCAGCTACCCTCGACAGTTTCTTCAAAGCTATCAAAGACAGTAAGCTACAGGGAAGTGTGAATGCTGAGTGGAGCGACGGCAGTAAAGATGCAGAGTTCGATTTCAAGCATGACTCCGAGGGTAACAAATTCGGAGCCGGCACCGCGTTTCTCAAAGATGATTAAGGTATTGACATTTGTCCCAATTCTAATTATAATAGAGATTGAAGAAATTATATCTTAAACACGGAGAATGCGTAATGGCAAAGTCAATGTTTGATAAAGACTGGGTCGAAGCTTACTTTGAAAATGGCATCGATATCAAAAACAGGCGTGTATTTTTGGATTCAGACATTGGAGGCCAATCGATAGGGGCGGCAATCAGGGGGCTTTATTTGATGGAAACAGAATCAAATATTGACCCTGTAGAAATGTTTATATCATCATTTGGAGGGTGTTTGTATGATACACTTGCCCTTTATGATATCATTAACACTGTTACTTGTCCAGTTCACACGTTTACCTACGGAAAGTGCATGTCCGGTGCAGTATTACTGTTAGCTGCGGGGGAGAAGGGACAACGATGGGTCACTCCACATGTATCCTTCATGTTTCACGATTTGTTTGCAGAATTAGAGGGGACCCGGGCTCAATTACAGCATGAGTATAAACATACCAAACAATTAGGAGAGACTTGGGTAAAGTTAATAGCTAAAAACTCCAGCCAAAACTCTAAATGGTGGGATGCACGTGCCAAAAAATCTAGTGATTTCTATTTCTCCGCAGAAGAAGCAATAGACTGGGGGTTGGCAGATCAAATTTGGGTGGAAAAAGAATAATGCCAAATCCAAATAAACCTTTTCGTAGAACAGGATCTAACAGTTGGGAAGAATTACTTGATAAAGTAAACGACAAACTCCAGAACCCACCAGAGGATACTGATTGCGAAGCAATAGATGAAATTGATATTCCTGATGCACCACACCGCTGGGCCAAAAGTGACATCAGGGAAGTCCATGACGCCCTAAACGAAATGCCTGGGGATTGTTTTAATTTCCAAGAGATCCCTGATTTGTGGCGAAACAGTACTATCAAAGACATCGAGGACCAGTTGGACAATTCGTGGTGTGATTGTGAATCTGAATGTACCCAAGAAGACCAAGATGCACAACGCGCTCTTGATGGGACCATAACTGTTTTAGGAACGTTACCCCCGGTACTGTGGACAAACTGTGAGGCCTTCAAAGACCCTGGAAGCAACATACTTTGGACAGAAGATGGATCAATAACTGATCAAGGGCACTTTTTTGATTTCTGTGATACCATAAATGGATCTCAAGTGGGAGATCCAGGATTTGCAGGTAGATTTGTTCGCCTTGGGTCAAGAAATGTCGGAGACACTGGTATAGGAACAATCATTTTTGCCGCAGTAAACTGTGAAGGAATTGTAGAAATACCTTCTTGCGCTGGACCACATTCAGTTGCCATACCCTTTCAACGTTTTGGAAACTGTCCAAATTTAAGCTTTCTCGCATGTGGCACCCCTGGGTGTGATACTATCTTTAATGATGCTCTTATTTTATTCGCCAGTGATCCAACACGTGAAGTCGTTATGCAACTATCATTTAGTGCAGCAGTTTGTGAAGAATGTTAAATCTTCCGACTGGGTAGGATAACACGCTAGAGCGTTTATCTTACTTTTTAGTTCAATAGCACAACAGTAAACAAAAAAGATAATGACCCCCAAGAAGGCCAGCAGTATTAAGGCAAAAATGAATTTATTAGGTGAGTCCATATCTCTAATCCTTTTTCAAAATTAAATAAAGACCTAACAATATCAAAGCTGTCGCTAAAAAAGAATCCACTTCTACCACTTCCTTTCTGGACGATCAAAGATATTTAGTGGGTTTAACTTCGTCAGCTAAAAGTCTTAATTCACTCCATCTCGATTCATCACATTCGCATTGATGGGAATAAGGGCTTTTAGTAACAACATGTACCTCTACTTCATCCTTGACGAATTCAACAGTATGCTCTGCCTCAATAGATTCCATATCAGCACATATCTCGTCAATCAAAGTTCTTACACGTGAAGTATTACACACTGATTCGTCCAAAAATAATAAGGATTCGTTCTCTGACTGTAAAACAGTTCCTTGACGTATTAAAGAATATCCAACAGATATCATATCTACCACTTCCCTTCTGGGCACTTCATAGCCCGAATTGATGCTTTATAACTAAGGTTGCAACCGCATTTGACGCAAGTGTTCTCCACCTTAAATTCACACCCCGCACAAATCTCCAGCCGCCTCCGCTTCTCCCGCCTACTCACGAATTTCATCCCGTCGCAAACAAACTTCCAAAGACTCCGCATTAGAATGACAGCCCTCACCTTAAATGGTGGGGGTTTCTCTGTAGTTAAACATCGCACCAAACAGGTGTCACATTCTACGGGAGTGACAAATCGTTTGTAACCATCTGCCAGTGGATGTAAACAGGTTCTATTCCTACCTATTTTCAAACAATTGGCACACTCTTTGTACTCTAACATATCTCAAACAACTCACTGGTTATCTGTCTCTTGTAAACCTTGGCACATGCTAGTGAATCATGGTAAGCGTCATGTGCGCTCTTGTTTACAATTTGGAGTTTCTTACATATTGCTGGGAGGCTGGTGATTGGGAACGGAACCGTCATTCCACGAAAAGAAGCCATATCATTCAGACTGTTTGCGAGTGCCATCGTATCACGGAAAGAGCCATCGAAAAAATGGCTGAAGTGGGTCGGCCCTAGCCAATGCTTTAAGAACGTTGACTCGAACACATAGTTATGGCACAGGGGTATTAGTCTCTTCTCCTCCAGGAGGTGGAGAGATTCAAACCATTCCTCAAACCATTCTATGACGTACTCTGAGAGTGGTGCGTGTACAGAAAGGTAATCGATATCAAGCCCATGTGCCGTTGTTGCCCGCATGTCTGCACGCTCTGGAATTTCTGGTCGAATCGTATGATAAAACTCTCCAAATCTCTTATCTGGTTCTAAATCGGAATCCAGCGGGACGATTGCTATTTGAATTATCTCGTGGTACCCCACAGTCAACCCTGTTGTTTCGATGTCCATAGCGACCATAAGGTGACCATTATTGTGTACTAGGGTGCTGTATTTCATTCTGATAGACCGTTCCTCTCCCGGTAGCTGTCCTCATCGAATGGTGTATTGAAGTCAGGCAACGATTCACTAAACCCAGTAAATGCCGGCGGCCTATCGTCACCCGCCTTGTAAGTCTTTAAGTAATGTTTCAAAAATAGAAGATTGCAAATGGCAAGATCAATATGATGCTCACCCATTTCCTCATCGATCTCCTCCCGCATATACCAGAACTTAAACAAGTGCCTGAATGTGCAGTCCATACATACAGACCATGCCATACCCTTGCTCCAATTGAATGCAGCATACTTGAGGGCTCCCCCCATAAGCACACGTGCCACCCCATCTAAGAGGTGCATAGGCACTTGGGTGAGGGATACTTTCCCCCCGTTCTTCCTGGCCCCGGAACCCCGAGCCTCGCTACTAAGGTCTCCGACCGCTACTTTATCATTCATCTTGCACCCTCTCCACTTTCACTAGTCGCCCATTACGGTCTACCAACTCCGGTAGAACCTCCACGTCTTCGTTAGCCCAAAAAACATTGGCTATTTGCTTGTTGTTACTAGCTCCATATTTCCCCTGTAACAGCATGGTGGAAACCTTTCTACTCACCTTCAGACGAGACGACCACTCACGACGGTCCTCCGTGGGGAGCCAATCTTGGAAGCGTGAGAAGAACTCACTAAACATCACAGAATTTCCCACAGCAGATTGCAGGCTTTCGTCAATGAATCTTTCCAACGGGGATTTCATCAGTTCTTGGAACTGCTCTTTCTTATTCGTAGAAATCATCGGCAGCCTAAATCTATTGTCAGTTTCAGGTAAGTCCAAAGACAAGAGAAAGGCTAGGAAATCAGGTGCTTCGTTGTGCAATCTTTCCAGTAAGCCGTTTGCCGCATCTTTTGGTATTTCTGTTCCTGGGGCGAGCGGTTGAACAAAGACAGAAGTGATACGTGTGTCCCCTTGCCTGGCCAAGCAAGAGTCCTCAAAGTTAGACATCTGAACCATATGCAAAGAATTTGCCTGGCTGTAAGTGTCCGTTCGCATCTTGCGAATGGCTATCGTTTTGTTAGTAACCCAACTCTTCATACGGTTTATGGCCACAGAGCCGGATATCCCATGAACGTCGTCTTCTTCAATAACAGCCAAAACAGCATTTGCTAATTCCCCATTGAAACCACTAGAAACTGTCAAAGCACGTTCTGCCCGCGCCACGCCGGCGGTGAGCAAACAAGACTCGATCGCCTCATGGAAGATAGATTTACCACAGTTTTCATCTCCCCAAAAGAAGAGATAAGGCAGCCTATCGAAGGGGTAGCGTATCATGCAAGCTATCCACATTGCCAAATACAAGCCCCCAGTTGACACGCCATTCTCTATCCCCCAGGGGTGGGCTTTGATAGCCTCGTCTAAGTCCACCCCAAGATGGTTTAATACCTTCCACCATGTTTTAATTTCTGGCTCCCTGTCCACCAACTCTGATGGGATTATTCGCAGCTGCGGTGCGCCTCTATTCCACCGACGATTTCCTGGGTACTCCGGCTGGAAGGGCATGTGGGTTTCTTCCCAACTATTCTCTACCGAGTGTCCGAGTATCTGTTTGGCTTCGATATCCGCGTGACCTTTGTAATTGAGCCACCTCATAATTGAGGATGTGGAACGTGAAACCCATTTGTCGTCTACTATACGATCACGCAAAACCCAATCATACTCTTTGTTACTGGGAGAAGAGACACACCGGATCATAGAGTCATAGTCTTCTAGGGGCCCCGCCCCATGTTGACTGCTAACCTTGACGTTCTTTACTTGAACCCACCACCCCCGCTTATCAACCCACCCACGAGGTCCCGTCTCAGGAGTTTTCTTCTCGATTCTAATTACTAGTTTTCCTGTTTTACTAGTTTTTAAATTGACTTGCCTGTCGTTCCATTCCTCCCCCAAATCAATGGTTGCACCTAACGCTTCAACAGCCACCCTGGCCTCTTGTACGGTGGGGAACATATACGAATTTTCTGCCTCATCTTCCAGGCCACCTGCTGACAGGGAAGCGGTCGCCAGATCGGGGTCTTTGTTGAAGTAACAAAATCCGTACCCATCCCCTGGACAACTCCAGGTTGGGTGTTCCCTGGAATCCTCAAACCGAAATACTTTCCAAGCACCATCATCCAAGGGGAACATAAACGCATTCGGTTTACCTGGGTCCTCGCCTGTGGAAACTGTTTCAAAGAACCCTTTCAAATCCAATTCCTCACGGTGATTATCCAACAACCCCTTCAACGCCACAGTGTGTGTTTGGAGTAAATTGTGGTCATGCACCCAGTGCGTTGTAAAGCCACTCTCGCACAAGTACTCGATAACTCGCTGGTGTGCGGGTGTCAGCGAGACCACGATTTTAGAATTTGATAAGCCCTCTACGTATCCCTGATCCTCTGGATTAACCCCGCGTATCGTAACCTTAGACCGTCTCCGTGTGATTACTTCTAGATTATCTCGCCAGTAAACTGGCAGAGCACCCTCTTCAAGGGCGTATTCTGCTTCCCGCAGTAAGAGTAAACCTTGATTCTCCTGGGTGACCTTCCTGTGCCAAACCCACATATTCCCGCCATACACATCAACAGCCGCAGAGAAATCAAATCCCGCAAGAGTTGACAGCTGATCCAATACAGTTTTGCCCAAAGCAGAGTGTTCTGTGTGATTCTTGGTTGGTATTGCATCCAGGTGGATGTAAAGATGCAACCCCCCACCGCCCGTGGACTTCCTGACCTCTACCCATGGAATTGTGCAGGCTCTTTCCCTTATCTGGTCTAGTTCTTCGTCTGAAACCCCCACCCCTGCGGCATGGCCAACTATGCTATCAAAATCAAAGCCAACCCATCGTGATACTTTATTCTCCCAGTCCCACCCTGTCATGCCAATACCTTCAGCGTATTCCGTCAAAGACCAGTTCATCGGCCGATCTTCGTAGTGCGGTTCCGTTTTCGCATCTTTGGGAATACGAATGTGCCACCACTCATTCAAGCCATCCGAAAAGGTGTTGCTCTTACCCTCAACCTGGTGGCCGTATCCTTTGGCCACATTGACTTGCACTTCCATTGCCGGCGTATACCGTGCTAATAGTTCTGGAGCATTGTAACCACCCTGGCTGATATAGGAAAAGAAGTTTTGAATCGTTTCACGATTGTTTGGCATATTTCGTTCACGTTTGAACGTATGTTTTTACCCACTATAACCGAATATGCCAGGAAGTCAAGTAACCAGAATAAGAAACCTCATCGGAGGGGTTAGCTGTCCGAAAAGTATCCGGCGCGTAAATCCTTTTAGATAACTGA